ATGCGACGAAGCTGATGTTTATGCTAATGGTATTGTCATTGTCAGAGACATCCCTTTTTACAGTCATTGCGAGCATCATATGGTACCCTTCTTCGGAAAGGCCCATATTGCTTACATAGCCAATGAAAAAGTAGTGGGCTTAAGTAAATTGGCTAGACTGGTTGAATGTTATGCAAGAAGGTTGCAGATCCAGGAAAGATTGACTAACCAGATTGCAGATTCCATTGAGAAGGAAATTAATGCTCTTGGAGTTGTAGTTATTATCAACGCAGAACATCTTTGTATGTCAATGCGGGGCGTTAAGAAACCTGGAGCAAATACCATTACTTCTTCAGTAAGAGGTATCTTTACAAGTAATGGAGACGCAAGAGCTGAGGTTATGTCACTTATCAATCTAAACAAATAGGAGTAGTTATGGATAGGTTTTTTATACCTACATTTACAGGTTATGAATTGCTTGATAGAGCGGATAATGAGGGAAAAGTTCTTGTAGAAGTTAAAGGCCTTCCTCCGTTCTATATAACAGTAGATAATATAGCCAAACTCAAGAAAGAAGAATCACTTAAACTTTTCCATGCGAATAGACAAAAAGGAGGATTTTGATATGAAGATCTTAGTATTATGTAGCGGGGGCTTAGATAGCACCGTATTACTCCACAAGGCAGTTAAAGAAGTTGGAGCTGAGAATGTAATAGCATTAAATATGTACTATGGACAAAAGCATGCAAAAGAACAAGCATATGCGGATTGGCAATGTATTTCTTTAGGTGTCACATTACACAACGTAGATCTATCTAGAGTATTTGACTTTAATAGAAATGTTAGTGCTTTACTTGCGGGAAGCACAATGGAAATCGAGCATAAGTCCTATGCAGAACAGTTAGAGGATCTCGGCGGAAGCGGAACCGTAACTGCTTACGTACCATTTAGAAATGGTTTATTCTTATCTTACGCTACAGCAGTGGCATTGCAGCTTGACTGTAATATTATCTATTATGGAGCACATGCAGATGATGCTGCCGGCCGTGCATACCCTGATTGCACCCCAGAGTTCATTAATGCTATGGCAGATGCTATGGACGAGGGTACAGCAGGTAAGGTTAAAATGAAAGCTCCTTGGTGGGATCATAACAAAGCAGATATCGTTTCTGCCGGTATGGAACTTGGTATGACGCAATTAGACTTTGCTCATACTTGGAGCTGTTACGAGGGCAAAGAGCATCCTTGCGGCACTTGTGGTACATGTATTGATAGAAGGGCGGCCTTCGAAGCTAACGGATTAGGTGATCTGTAATGGCAGTAATCACTATCATTTGCCCCACTAAATTCAAGGAAGAAATAAATGACGTATATGAAGACTTGAGCTTAGCTGGTAACATTGTATTAATGCCTGTATGTGTAGATGAGTACACGAAGAAGACTGAGGAAGAAAAACTCATGAAACTTCACAAAGCTAAGATAGATCTTGCCGATGAGATAGTAGTTATTAGAAAAGCAGGATATCTCGGTCGTGGCTCTTATGAAGAGATTGGCTATGCATATACAACAGGCAAAGATATCAGATTTATCGACTTTAGGTAATTGAATACACAATATAAAGCCAATGATCTTTTCGGGTCATTGGCTTTAATACTATAAAGTATCTCGGGAGGATATTAGAAATGAAAGTAGCAACAATATTACCGCAGAATTATTTAGGCAAAATTAAATACGACAACTACCATATGTGTTTGGCTCATCTTATTGACACCGTCGGATATGAAGAATATACAAACTTTTATATGAGTGAAATACGTGAAGAAAGTATCCTTAGAAAAGAACCGGCATACTTGATAATGGACAACGGTCTTATCGAAGGTAATCCTCGTCCCTTCCATGAAATATTAAATAAGGCTATATACATCGGAGCTGATGAGTTTATTTTGCCTGATGTGTATATGGATGGGCCAGCGACCAGTAAAGCAGTAATGGATGCAATGCGTTATTTAAGTCATATGGATTCGCCAAAGACAATGGCTGTTCCTCAAGGAAAGAACATGGAAGAATGGCTAGCCTGCGCGAAATTTTTATGTGATGCTCCGGTTGATTGTATAGGTATTCCTAAGCATCTTGTATCCACTTGTGGGAGAGATGGAAGATTAGAGGCTATCTATCAATTAGCACAAACAGGCAATCTAGAGGGTAAAGAGATTCATCTTTTAGGTTGTTGGAAATCTCCATTGGAAGTATTAATGATAGCCAAAGCGGAACAATGTAATCAGATTCCAGCAATTCGTGGTGTTGATTCTGCAATTGCCTATGTATATGCACGTGCCGGATTAAGATTTAGCGATGATGATCGTCCGGATTCCAATGCAATTGATTTTAATCATGGTACGTGTGATGAAACAATGCTGACAATGAATATTTTGGCATGGCAAGATAGTGGTGATGTAAGTAAGGACAAGAAGACCTGGTTCTTATAGAATTAAGTGGTTCGACAGCTTATGCATCGATTAAATGGGATGATACTTAAATGGACATCCAGCCACTTATACCCTGCATATCAAGGAGGTAATATGATTAGGATAGTTCCTAAAATAAAGCCTACTGTTTATTATATGTTGGTTAATGTGACTCGCCTTGAAAATGGTCATATTACACTAATATATTTAAACAATAGACAATTGCATAGTGAAGATTTTGTAAGTGATATTGAATTAAACGATAAGTACTCTTTTGTATGTGTTTAAGGAGGTAATATGGAAGATAAAACATGGTATTTATGCAATCCATTATTAAATGCCTCATGTGGAAAGAAATCATGTCACTTTACGGGGGCGTGGGATGATGGATGTAGATATACTAGTAACTTAGAATTTGCAATAGAAGATACACCTATTGATCTTAAAGAAAAGTTCAGGAGGGAGATTAAAATGAATAGTAATGAAAGACAGAATACGTTATCTCGCTTAATTTTTGATGCGGAAAGACGTCTCGGGAGTTATATCGCATCAGAAGGAAATGAGAAGACGGACGATTATGCACAGAAGCAAATTGCTTTTATAAATCAGTGGTCTAAGGAGTTATATGATTTACTCCTTGATAAACCAAAAGGAACTAAGCAAGGAAAAGGTACAATAGAGGATCCTTACAAACACCCTAGAAGTGTGGAGCAGTTGCAAGGTATCGCTGCAGGATCGCCTATTTATTTTACGGAAAAAGCTTATTATGATTTAAGGGATGATGCACGAGAAATGGCTTATGTGCGTGGTCTGCAGTTAATCTCTATAGGAGGGGCAGATGGGATGTAATGAGTGTTCAGGTAAAGTTTACCCCAAGCTAACCGGGGCAGCTATGAATGCAAGAGTACAAGCATTAGTTAATTTTTCTGGTTTAATGGTTATCGGAGAATCCCCTACGGCTATGGAGGCTAGTAGGGGAACCATTATGTCGGGGCAAGGCGCGCAGGTATTAAAGGATACGTTATTAAAGGTAGGGATGCCTTATAAAGATGATGAGGTATATTACACTACCGCATTGAAATGTGCTGTTCCCAAGAAGAAGGGACAAAAGATTCCTTCTGACGCACCAGTGAATTGCCGTCAATATTTATTAAACGAAATCCGCGTAGTACAACCCTCTATGATACTTGTCTGTGGTTCAACTGCAATTACGGCACTGTATGGTGATTCGAAGTTAAAAGTATCTGAGATGTATGGTCGTGTATTTGAAACTGACTTTGCACCAGGAGCAAAGATTATTCCAATAATGAATCCTGGACTGTTAATACATAAGCCGGGAGATTATAAGCCATTCTTAACTATGCTTCAATTGGCATCTACTATTTTCCATGGAGGCGATCAGGTAGACACAGGGGAAACAAAGTGGACTGTATTGGATTCAGAAGCAAAATGTGATCAGCTGTGGCAAGAGATGATGTATGCTGCAGAGGATGGTAGCCTTTTAAGAGCTGCATACGATATAGAGACCACGGGTTTGGATTATCGTGTTGTAGACTTCCTTGTAATGGGTATTTGTTTTGAAAAGAATCATACATGGATTATTCCGCGAGAGATGCGCCATCTCGTGCATAATTTCTTAGAGGGGATTAAGTGGAAATGTATTTGGCAGAATGGTAAATACGATAAGAAAGTTATGTGGCGTCGTAATCTAGGCACGGTGCATATTGACGAAGATACACAATACATGCATTATGTATTAGATGAGACATCGGAGCATGGCCTAGGTTATTTATCAAAGACTTTCCTTAATGCTAAGGAATATAAGTACAAGATGAATCAGCAATTTAAGGTTATCACTCTCGAGAATTATCCACAGTACTTTGAATCTTTATGTGAGCGTGTTGCGGTCGACTGTGATTACACTTTCCAATTAGCTGATAAGTTTGATGAGTTACATCATGATCCTGAAAACGCTTGTCTGGATAAGTTATACCATGAATTACTTATCCCCGCGGCTAACTATCTTACCAGAATAGAACAGAACGGTGTACTTGTAAATGCAAAGTATCTCGATATACTGGATAAGAAGTATAAAGTCATTCTTGAGAATATTCTAGCAGAAGTAGATGAACTTGCTTCTCCGTTTTGGGATCCGGAGTTATATAAAGCTCAAACAGGAGCAAAAACCGCCTTTAAGAATTTTAAAGCTGGCAGTTCAAAACAGATGTCTTGGATGGTATTTGATAGACTGAGGTTAAAGCCTCGTGTTAAGAAGGGACGCTCTACAAATGCCGATGTACTTGAATCCATTGAAAATCCACCGCCATTAATTAAGAAGGTATTAGAGTACAGAACGGTAAAGAAAGAACATTCAACTTATGTTATAGGTATTTTGAATGCTCGTGATGTTGATGGCCGTGTCAGAACGAACTTCACATTACATGTAACAGCAACTGGGCGTTTAAGTAGTAAAGAACCGAACATGCAGAATCAGCCATCTGCCAATGGTGTGGGTAATATACGTAAAGCATTTATTCCAGCGCCAGGTAAAGTTTTTGCAGAGATTGACTATTCCGGTGCAGAGTTGCGGTGGCTGGCATTTTTATCAGGTTGCCCTGTATTATCTAAAGTATTTATTGAAGGGCGTAATCTTCATACTGAGACAGCAACCGCTTTGTTTGGTGAGCATTTTACGAAGATTGAAAAGATGCGTGCTAAGGCAGTTAACTTTGGTATTCCGTATGGGCGAGAATCAAAATCATTCGTCGATGAGTTCGATATTACGGAAGCTGAAGCGCAAGCAATGATTGATGGCTGGCTCGATACCTACCATGGTGCGAGAGATTATTTGAAATGGTGTGCTGACCAAGTACAGCAAGGTAATTATCTTGAGACTCCTTGGGGACGTAGAAGGCGTTTTGGGTTAGTAACAGCGGCATCGCTACATTCATTGCAGAACGAGGCAAAGAACTTCCCTATTCAATCATCTTCATCAGATTTATTATTATGGTGCGGTATGGCTATGGAAGAAACTTTGGAAAAGCAATATAATACAAAACAATTGGATTTAATTCATGATTCTGATTTAATGGAGATCCCAGCAGATGAACAGACACTTATTGCAGTAGCAAGATATTGTAATGACGTAATGGTTCGTGCTCCTAAAGAATTATTTGATTGTCCTATTCCTTTTAAGACTGATTTTGAAATTGGGGTTAATTGGGGTGAATTGGTTACTTTTGATTATAATGAGGCAGATCCTGCTAGACGAATTCAGATTGAACATAAAGATGGTACAATGGAATATCATACGTTTGATGAGTGGTATCAGGCAGCTATGGCAGCGGAAGATCGTTATGATGATTTAACTAGACCTTTTCAAGAAATTGTAGACGGAAGTAGAACGAATGGTTTAGATGATGAGGATGAAGAAGAATAGTGTTACTAGAAAGGGCATTCATTAATTGTGAATGTCCTTTCTTTTTGCGCTTTAGTAAGCCCATTATGGCAATTCCACCGGTCCCAGCTCTAGCCCATCTCTTAATGCCATGATAAGTAGAAATGTTGTTTATTCCGAGGGTTTATGGGAGGAGAAGAAAAGCCTCGCGTTAAGCGGGGCTAAGCTTCTAGATGTTGGATCACCTCCTTTTAATCTATCTTTTGCAAGTTCAGATTATATTTTTGTCCGACTTCAAATTTAGACACATCACTGACTTGTACACTGAATGTAGCGGTTGCTACAACTTCATTTGGGTCATTAGATGAAAAGGAAAATAGTGCAACACCCCAACTATCAAATTCTGCTATCTCGACACAAACCATATTTAAAATGTCCATAAATACCTCCTATTAAGGTGCAATATACCCAGCGAGACTAACATATATGGAGCCAGTTCCAGAGGCGGTTGTAGCCTGTATACAAATCACACTATTAACACTACCTCTTAAGGGGCTTGCAAATTGTCTATCAAATCTACATCCGCCTGCAGGTACTTTAGTAACATAAAGTACTTTATGGAAAGTGGCGGTTTTTGCTGTACCTGAAATGGCTAAGGTAGTAGCAAGATCTGCTGTTGCGCTTAAGGTTAATGTTGTCGTGGATGGAACCGTTTTTACAGAATAAGTAGTATCAACAGTTAAGCCAGTAACGGTGGTAGCAGTAACTACAATTTGGTCGCCGACGCTTAACCCATGAGCTGCCGCTGTGGTTAAGGTATTAGACGATACAGTCTGTGAATTACAGGTAATATCAGCTTCACGCACTTCCACTTCTGTTGCATTGGCTAACACATCGGCGTATATACCTATATCTGTAATGTAATTTCTAACTCCTGTACCTGCTCCTGCTTTAGCACAATTAATTGCAGTTGAATTGGTAATACCTCCTTTAGCGGGAGAATATTTCCACATGGATTCTGGTATTGCATATGGTTGTGTAACCAGAGCTCCAATCATAGTAGCTATTAAATTAACTATATCCCCTGAGGCTGATACTGTTGCCGGATTGGCACTAACAGCTGTTCCTGCATTTTTAAATCCAGCTATGCTGGAACCTGCACTGTCATGTGTAGCACTACCTGTAACGGGGACAGAACCAATAACGTTTACACCTAATCCTTGGCCGGCAGCTGTTTGCCCTCTGCCTGCGGTTACCTCACAAGTAAGCTCCGCATAATCTTGACAAGCAACAAATTGTAATACGGCATTAGTACTACTAGCAGGTGCTGTGGAACCGTTTAACCAGCGAAGACGGATTCTATAGTAGGCATTTGGGTCAGGTATCTGTTGATGTCTTACATAGGAGTTTGTTCTAGCTGTGGTGCTGTCCATTGTCTTCCCATGAAAATAAGTCTCATCACAGAAAGTTTCAATTTCAAACATACTAGTTCCCGCTGTGCTAGGTAAAGTTACTAAGCCGCTAACTAGTGAAGTATATCCACTGTTTTGTACAAAGTATCTTGCTTTGGTGGCGGTAATATCATCAAATATAAATCCGGCCGCGTGCAATCCATCGGGTACCCCCGTTGAAGGATCTACACTAATCAACTCGATATAAAAAGCCTGATTAATTATCCTTTGTGATAAGGTTAAATTGAAACTTAACTTGAAGGGCACAGTAAAAACCGGTTCTGCTAATAAATAACCTTCTGCATCTGCCTCTGCTCCACTACTGAATATCAAAGTACCACCACTTACGGATACCTCTTGCGATGCTGCTATAGCTTTTGTCCACTTCTCTGTGTTTAAATCTGACCCAGCGAAGCTATCTCTAAACTTTTGTTGCATGCTCTTTACTTTGAGCATATCGTCTTGGCCGTCATAGGCACGTATTGGCATATAATATACCTCCCTAGTTTTTAACCAGGCAAGTTCTTGTAATAGGCCCCACTTTTCCGTCAACTTTAATTTTACAAGATTGCTGGAATTCTTTTACTGCTTTTAATGTTTTCGGTCCGAAATCACCGTCTATCTTGATATCAAATCCTGCTTCTCGTAGTTCCCATTGTAGCCATCGAACGGTGTCCCCTTGATAACAAACATATAAAGAATTGATAGGCATTTCATAAGGATTAATTCCCTTGGAGGTGGTAATGACATCCGGGAAATCATCATATGTCATAATATCCTCAAACAATAACCAATGTGTAAATTTGGTTTTTGTTATTTCGGTTTCTACTGTACCATAATCAATTCCCTTTGCTTCAACACAATAACCCTTTTTGTTAATAATACCACCAACATGGCCCTGCTTCCAAAGCGCCGCACCAGTAGGGGCTTTATCGATGTCCGCTATAAGACACCTTTTGGTAGCTCTTGAATACATTTGGTATGAACCAATTTCTACTCCTGTATACCAAGAGAGTAACCCCGAACAGTCAGTACATACTTGGCCAAGATATCTGCTTGCTTTGGTTATGTATATATTGGTGAATGTGTCTGGATAAGATCTAGCCAATGACATCAATCTCGGTTGTGTTAACGGGCCATGAGCTCCTTTGGCTCCATACACGTAAGGGGTACCTATCTTAGTAGTAATAAATTCCGCTAAACCCTCTCCCGTTAATACTTTTGTATTACTCATTTTGTTTCCTCCTTCTTGACAACGGTTTTAACTTTGATGGGTTTTGTATTTAATTCCTCCGCATAAGTTAAAAGATTCATATCGGGATTCTCTTCTTGCTTTTGTTTCAACCACTTGGCTGCATCCTTAATGAGTCCTTTTACATCCTCGTAGGATACAAACATCTTTATGATGCCGGGAAGCATATTATATGCCGCGTGTGATTTTAATTCACCCGTTTTACTACCAAGTTGTTGTTCTGCCTTAATAACTAAAGCCTTAATGACTTTCTTGACAAACTTCTGTTGGCCTCTTTTCCATAAATATAACATGATTGCTATGAATATCAAAACAATCAATATATCAGACCAATATAGTTGCATTAGATTCCACAGAGCTAATAAAATATTCATTTGTGTATCTCCTTTCTCATGTATCTAATCTTTGTGCAATTTCTGCAAGTTTCATATTTGCAATTTCCTGATTGTCGAACATCTTACGAAAGTAATCACGCTGTTCTGCTCTGCATTGATCACAAAACTTTTGGTCAGCCTCTATCAGTGTCTTTAATGCCGCATTGACTTCTGTATTTTTCTCAATCACGTGTATCAGTCTGTCTTCCCGTACAAACTCTTCTTTACGCTTGCCTTTCCTGATATTATCCCAAGTCTTTATCACCGGTATAAATGCAATACAAAGTATAACTACTACAACCAGAAGCACGATTATAGTGCTATCACTTGTCTTTGCCAAATCAGTTGCTTGTTCAATCATCGGCTAACCTCCCACAGTTCATGTTCTATTTTTCTTTTGTAATAGGCCCGAGAAATTACTCCCGGGCCCTTGGGGTTACACCGTCTTATCGATTGTTAAATTCTTCTCTGCGATGTAGTTATCAATCTGTGTTGCCAGTGCCGGCTTAGCTGATATCGTGGGGGAAGTAATTACTTCCTGATAAGTTAGCTTGCCGATTACCATTTGGTTTACTAAATAAGGAACCATTGGGTTGTAAGTTGTACCTGCCATTGTTATTCACCTCCTCCTAGTATGACATAATTTAGTGTACTCTCAGCTAAATCCAACCGCTCTAATAGGGCTTGATTTTGTGCCTTGAGTATAGCTATCTGTTCTGCTTCAGTGGGATTACTGAAAATTTCGTTTACACCTTCAGCATCATAGAAACGCCCACCTACATATTTAAATCCAATACCTACAGGATAGAGAGTTGTATCTACTGCTATAGCATCTTCCCCATAGGTCAGTCTTGCTAACTCATTAGCAAGGGTGTAATTATCACATACTACTATGTTCTGTATTACCTCATCTTTTATATAACTGAATATCTGATTAATGTACATATAATACCTCCTTATCAACCATACTCTGCCCAACGAATAACAACCACTCCAGAACCTCCAGGTAAACTAGCACCATTCCAATCACTAGCCCCGGCACCACCTCCTGTATTAGGTGTACCAGCTGTACCTACAGTACCTGCGTTACCACCACCCCCAGCACCACCTAAACCTTGATACTGTTGTGTACTTGGGCATATACTAGTTACCCAAGGACGGGAGCCACCACCTCCGCCAGCATATAAGGTATTTCCCGCTTCAGCAAAGGCCCTAGTAGTAGACCCTTGTCCTGTACCGCCTGCAGTGTGTACTGAGTCGTTGAATCTACCTACAGTTCCTGTAGCACCATCAGAACCACCATTACCACCATAGTTATTACCTGAGCCACCTCCACCAGAACCACCAGCACCTGCAGAAATACCCAGATTCGATGATTGGCCACCAACACCGCCTGCAGCAGATAGAACGGCGCCAAAAGAAGATGCTCCACCGCCTACCCCTTGGGAGCTCCAGGTTGAGGCTGCTGCGCCACCTGAGCCAACCGTTATTGCATATTGTTGTCCCGGAGATACTGCATAGGCTTTTCTGGTGGCCGTGTAGCCACCACCTCCACCAGAGGCATAGGTGTTCATAGATGTAGCTCCACCACCACCAACACAGAATATATCTATTGAAGTTAGCAATGCGGGTATAGTCCAAACTTGTGATGAGGTGAAAGCATACTGTCCTGCGGCAAATCTGGTATTATGCGTGGCCACCATACCATCCCAAGCATCAGTCCAGGAGCCATCATTATTATGTAGGAAGACGCGATACCAGTATTGCGTTCCTTGAGCTAACCCTGAATCTACAAAAGTACCTGCATTGGTTGTCCAAGAACCAATCAACACTGTGCCATCATTATATGCTGTTGGCCAACCAGTTGCCTTTCTTACTAAATAAACAGCTCTTATGGGATCCGGTGAAGCGGTGTAGCTAAGCGTTATGCTGGTAGGTGTTCTTGCAGTAATTGATAGTGTAAGAGGAGTACAAACGGTTTCTCTGGCTGCCTGTTGTCCTGCATTAGTATTGGCAACAGACTCATAATTGTAAACAAAAGCCCTTACATAATACTTTGTGCCACCAGCTAAACCTGTTATTACTGTGCTAGTTGCACTACCGTAATACCACTGCGTTCCATCAGTAGGTGAAGTAGGATAACTTCCCTGTTTATAAACAATAAGTACTCCACTATAAAATCCTATGGGAGCGGTCCACACTACAGATAAGCTTCCTGGAGTATTAGCAACATAACCAGCTTGGAAATTTGTAACTGGATTTGATATTGTTGCCCTTGATGCCTGAGCCCCTGTAGCTGTGGTATTATAATAAACTTTTGTCCCACTTGTGTTAGTTGCTTTTGCAAATGCCCTAACATAATAAGTCTCACCTCCAGTAAGACCTGTTATGGTAGTGCTAGTAGCTCCGCCAGAATACCACACTGTGCCATCAGTAGGTGATGTAGGATAACTACCTGCCTTGAAAACTATCGTAGTGCCTACAAACTTTTTACTTGTGGGATTAGTCCAGGTAACGGCTAAATTACCGGGAGTATTTGCAACATTGTTTACAGCTAGGGCAGTTACCTGATCTGTATAAATTCTCGACGCAGTTGGAAATCTACTTACTATCATAAGTTTCCTCCTATCCTATAACCAAAACCGTTAGTGGAATGCTAACCGTCGGCTTTATGTCGAATGCAGACATTGTTATTGTATTTGTACCCTGGGCGGTACAAACCAATTGGGCGTCTGATGCAGCGGCCATCTGTGATGCTGTTATGTTTGCTGCCAAGGAAGCTACTACTATATTTGTTGCTGTAGCTCCCGTGACGGTTATCTGTTGTGTAAATGGGGCTGAAGAACCAACCCAACCTGCTGAGGTTGCTGTAACGGCTAACGTAGTATGTTTCAGTGCCAGTATATTACCCTCGATGCGATTCATATCCGTAGCAGCAACTCCATCTGCACTAGACCAATTAGTTTTCGGTGTTTGCCATGCCATCCATACCATCTCCTTACGTATTTAATTTTGCCTTGCCGTGTAATGATCCATCCCAAGATAACTCATGTCTTTTAATAAAATAATTTGTTGTTGGCGCTATACCATCTAACAATTCAATGGGATCATTGGGTGTTAATGCGATATTACCTCTATACTCTATATCAGTATCATAAATATCTAGTAGAGCATCTGCCAAAATCTCTTCTGCTAAAGCTTTTGCAAAGTCTTCTTTTTGAATAAAGTCACTTCTAATTTCCGTAGTTACTGCACCATTTAACAAGATGTCGTTATCGTTCTTACGTGTAATCATTGTATTTTGTGTGGCTTCTATACAATCCGCCGCAGCATTGATTGCTGTTACATTGCCCGTACCAGTAAATGTAATGATACATCCCCAGCTAAATACTTGGTAAGTATAGGCAACTGTGGCATCCGCTGTAATAGAAAGTACAAAATTACTCACAATAGGATTCTCTGAGGTTATCATCTTTATATTGTGTTCCGTGACTGAAAAGGTACTTGTGTCCGACGATATTGACATATTCTGTATTCTTATCTGGGTTAAATATACATTGATATTATTAGGAACAACTGTATTTAATGTGGGGTATGTTTTACTAGTAACATTTGTGTCATCTGTCCAAGTATCATATTTCGTACCAGTATATTTATACCTTTGTCTTACAATAATTCTTCCTAATCTATCACAATATATATTAATTCTTGCACACCGTGCTAATCTTTCTAGTGCCGCCATATGCATCCCATATTTGAACCACGCATAGGGGATTATTACATTATACAGTTCATCGTCTATGAGCCACTCTAATTCACTGTATTGTGTCTTAGCATCTAGGAGTACTATTTCTGCCAGCTGCCCCATTGAATGATTAATGTATACTTGATGATTCAAGAATGGTGTCGTGTTAAGTAATCCCAAAGTGTCAAATGCGGTTACTTTGGCATGCAGCCCGCGGACAGGTACATCCCAATTGTATGACCAAAAAACACCTAGTGGATACCACTCTAATAACTCGCCAATATATACACCTAAATATGGAAGTATTCTTCTATTCTTCTTTAACTGTTTTGCTATCAAGGAGTCGTTATTATTAAAGTAGAATTGTCCATCAGTGTTAGTCAATAGAAGTGTTAGTTCATTAGATGATACACCACCCAAAGATTCTACGCCATCATTGTACGTTAACTCTTCTAAAAGGTCCATGCTTATTATATCCTCTTGCTCATACCACATTATGGAACTTAGCGTTATTTCGGTAATATTAGCTGGTGTAAATGGTTTATTGATCGTGTGAACGGCTATTTCTATCTGTGTCACTTCAACCAATGGTACGTTTGTTACGAGGCATTCGTAATCTTCATTATCTACAAAGTCGTAAACTACCGTATCGCCATTACTTACTACTCTAACCGTAAAATCTACTAACAGGATATCCATTAACCTACTACTACTAATTGATAATGACTGTATGAACCTTGGACTGAATGATACCGTTAATGTAGGATCCTCTTCAAAGCCACAGTATACTTGTGATAACTCTGACGACCACCAACCCGTTTTAGAATCATCTCCTATTAGTTTAAATGATGAATCACTTAACACATTATCGTATAACATGAAATACTTATTAGTTACTTCTTTCGCTCCATCAAGAAGACTTTCTACTGAGGTGTTATAAGCCACCCCATTAGTTGCTGTAGTGAAATTCATATCCAACAGTGGATTCATATAAGAAATCATTACCTTACCATAAACTCTTCTCGAGGCGTCACGCATAACACTGTGGATATTAGTTGGCGCGGCTTCTATCTCTAAGTTACTTATTAACGTATCAGTATCATTTAATAATACGGTAACTAGATCATTTGTTTCAACTACTACACTAAGGACATCATTGGATGTCTTTTGTAATAATAAAGATATAGAAGTGGAACTATCCTGCCTAACTGTGAGTGTTTCTGCTCTAATGATCATGTGGGTGTTATACACACTATTCAGGCGCATCGTATAGTTAGCCTTATTAATTTTGGTAACCGATACTGTATAACTTGTTACATCGTATACTTGCGTTAGGGGTAAGAGCCAATCTACATCAACGTTGTCCGTTACCACTTGTTGATACAATTGAGTTGCACCATTGTATAGCGTTACGGTAAAGTCTACAGGATAAACATCATTGCCCGTATCACCTTTAACGTGTAGGGCATGAATAGAGGTAACTCCTGTAACTGTTATTAGTATCTCAGTGGCAAATACCCCAGTAGAATCAGAAAGTGTAGCACTCCATAGAGGAGTGCTACTTCCAAGGACTTTAAAAGTACCATCCAAAAAATTGTCATGTAACGAAAAATACTTACTATCATCCACGAAGCTTTCTGTTTCTATTCCGCTATACGAGGGTGTAGCATAGTTAATACTGTTTGATACAACGGACATTTAGCTACACCTCCCTCGTTGTTATGCCGTAGCGAACGTTACTGCAACAGTGAAAATCCAGGTTTGGTTTGAAAGCTTAGCCCCGTTATTTTCAACTGTTCTATTTAGCATTACACCTCCTGTGGGAGCGTTAAAAATTCCCCACTCTTGCCAAGGAAAATTTCCTACGTCAGTGCCAAAAGTAGCTCTATAAGTCACTGTAGCTCCCGATACTTGTGGATATGTAGGATCCATTATTACCCTGGATTTATTGGTACCTTGCAGGTCCACCTGTTCTATACCAAAAGCGGTGGTACTATCTCCCACACCAATATAAGTATTTGCTGTATTGAAAGGTGTACCTATACCCGAAACAATGTTTGCTAAATAAGTTAATGCTGCATTTGTGATTGCCATAATTGCTGTGCCTCCTCTCCACTTAATTCAACTTCATGTTGTTCTAGTGTTGTTATCCCGGTGGTATGGTCTATTTTTTCAATGTTTACCGAGATTTTTGCTTTTAGGCCCACCTGTGTTTCTGTCATGATATCACCTCTCAATCAAACTAAATGATACTCCCTTCCAAACGGTTTCTATATTTCTGCCCGCTCGATGTAAATCAGAAGGTATAGCACCTACATATACTGTAGCTTTTACTTTTTTGTCGCCATCCGTATATTCTAATGTATGGAACAGCTCTTTTGTCTCCCATAAGATATCCAGGATAACATCAAACTCTGATGCTCTTATAGCGTCATACTTGAAGTTAAACTTCCTCTTTGACGCTATATAGTCACCATTCATTAAACCCGCAGCATTACGCTCTAGGGTTGTAAGATGAAAGCGTTCGACACCAAAGCCACCATGTGGATTTTTAATTACAATTCCATCAAGTTTAATTTCAGTCATCTTATAACCCCTTTCTTGTATTTTCCTGCGTTTCGATTATTTGCATCTTCTTATTTAATTCTTTTAATCCTCTTTCATCGGCTACCAAGGTACCCACATACAGAGGGCGTAAATCACTATTCTTGGTTGCATTCATAGAAGCCACGATAGGAGCTAAGGTGGAAGCTAACTCCCCTGAAATAGCTTCAACGAACGGGCGCATCGCACTTGGATTCTGTAAAGGAATAACAGCTTCTGCCTTGTTGCCCTCTGCAAATCTGGCCCAATGCTCTCTATTGAATATACCACCCAAAGCATGTCCTTTTGGCTTAGATGCACTACCTGCTGATGATGTAGTTGTTGTTTTAGTCGTGGTTGTAGGCGTATCATATTTAGAGGTGTCCGTGGAATCTGCACTACTCTTTAAACTTAAGAAGTCCTTAATCTTACTGATACCGGAATCCAACCACCCAAAGAGTTTATTAAATACATTATCCCACAGATTACCTATCCAGCCAGTAAAGACACTATAAATATTGCCTATTCCTTCTTTAACGGAATCGTACATGTCTGTGATGCTAGTCTTGATGTTATTATACATGTCCCCGAAGAAAGATTTAACACTGTCAAAAGCTGCACTGACATTTGTCTTGATGGCTTCATAAATATCACCAAAAAGTAATACTACATAATCATAGGCATTCTTAACCCATGTACTGATTGAAGTATAAATGCCTGCGAAGAATTGCTCAATACTATCTTTTAATTGAGTGACAGTTCCAATTACGGCATCCTTCATATCAGAGAACCAAGTTCCTAAAGCATCCATCAGAGGCTTTACAATGCTCGTTATCTTATCCTTCAGTTTCTGGAATTTATCTTCTAACCAATCCTTCCAATTATTGACGACTGTTTTAATTACTTCTACCGCGTCCTTAATCTTCTTCGATATAGCATCCCATATATCCGTGACAAAGGTTTTAATATTCTCTAATACCTCAGAAATCTTAGTGTATATTGCGTCCCAGGTAGTACTTATGAATGTACTAATGCTTTCCATAATACCTGAAATTTTTCCATAAATCCAATCCCAGGCTATTTGAATGAGCATCATAATAATATCTAGTACACCTTTTATAACTTCCCAAATCTCGCCCCATACAGTAGAGATCGCATCAAATATATCTTTCAATACAATACCAACCGCCTTGAAGATGTCGGTAAACACAGCGGACACTGCATCATAGATACCCTCAAATATTTCTATTATAGGGGCAAAGAAAGTAGCCAGCGCTGCGAGTAAAGCCACTAAAATAGTACCAATCAAAGTACCTATATTGGTAATTACTGTGTCAATCCAAGTAGTTATACCTGTCCACAATGATGCTAGCCCTTCTGTAATACTGGTCCATAGATCTGTGAAGAAGGTGCCTATGGATGTAAAGAAACTAGTAAAGAAGTCACCCACAGCTGAAACCGCATTAGTAAAGAAGGTAGAAATGCTATCCCATAGGTTAGTAAAAAATGTAGCTATTGCTGTGCCTATATTGCCAAAGAATGTAACTATTGCGTCCCAGTTAGTTACGATTAAGCCAGATATAGCTCCTACAGCGACGCCAATTAAAGCACCTACTCCAGCTCCAATGGGACCTCCCAAAGCACCGATAGCAGCTCCTATAGCCGCTCCTCCGGCAAGTCCCCCCGACCCCCCTAGTATAGCTCCTTTTAATCCGTTAGATAGCTTATCCCAGAAAGTACCTACTATGTCACCTACCAAAGCCCCAATGCCGGTACCAATTAAGGGATTACCAACGAATGCTCCTAAGATACCTCCGATGACAGCCCCTATACCTACGCCTGCAGCTGCGGTCTTCCATTCTTTGACTGTTTCGTCCCAGAATAGACCAACGATGCCTGCCGACAGTAAACCAATACCTCCACCGATTAATGCTCCAGCAGGACCCCCGAGGAGCGCGCCTATAACACCTCCTATAGCTAAACCAATAGTGGATCCTATTGTAGCGTCTGAAGCATCACCGACACCAAAGGCTTCGGCTAAACCTGCCCATAGGAAATGAGACAGTCCAGCTGCAAGTGAACCCACGGCCGCACCAATGAGTGCTCCGGGCACGCCGCCAAGTACCCCTCCGATCGCTGCTCCTATACCTAAGCCTACAGCCGAAGCATATGAAGCTTGACCAGCATCACCAACACCAAACAAATCTACCAGTTTAGACCAAAGAAGCGTTTGTAATCCAATGGCTAATGCACCTACAGCTGCTCCAATGACTTTACCTACTGGGCCTCCTAGGATTCCTCCTATGACGCCACCAATAGCGGCTCCTATTGCAACTGCGGCAGCCTGATCAGGATCGACTCCAAAGGCTTTACACAGTTCAGGCCAAAACATTGCTACTAAAGCGGCACATAAACCTATCCAAGGATTACCAATAAGTAATCCAGTAAGAAGTCCAGCGATGATAGCTGCCAGACCGGAATTTTTAATACGGGTCTTGACCCCTTCAATCCAAGCATCCCAAGCTGTATTCCAACCATCAAAAGAAAAATCAAAACCAGATAAATCTAATCCAGCTGCGGCATCCGTCAGTCCATTAATTTGATCCGTTAATGCATCTAGGTTAAGACCTCCTAAACTACTAAGAGCTTCCGCATCACTGGAAGTATCCTTTGTGGTATAAACTTCATCGAAAGATTGATTAAATGATTTCTTTGATTTCTTACCGGCTTCCTCTGCCGCTTTTCCTATATCAGCGAAACCTGCTTGTGTATCCTTCAATGATTTATTGTATTGATCAACACTTGAAGATGCTCCTGATGAAGGCTGTAATATCTTAGTTACATCAACATTAACCAAACTTGCTAGTTGAGCAAATTTAGCTCGTATTGTATCTACTAAACTAATGACTGCTTGTTTAGCTTTACCACTAGCAATTACTAATCCCATAACTACCAGGATGATTGCTGCAATCACTAAATTCACTTTAGATGCTAATGCCCACACACCTAATATCTTAATAGCTTTAGCTAAAGCTATAACAGATTGAGCTACCATACTACATATGGTACCTAAACCCGTTATCTTCCAGAACCACATAAGTAATCCGCCAACTGAACGGGCAATAAATAATCCCACGAAGGCGGAAACTAATGTCCTTATTGCAGGCACATTAAGTACAGACCAATGAAGTAATTTAGTTAATGCATTTATTGTTGCTACTAATCCAGGTAGTATTCCGTTTAGACCCGAGGAGGCAAACTTAAGAAATTCACCCGTCAAGGCTTTAACTGTATATTTTATGTGTGTAAGGCTTTCTTTCAGAGCAGCTATAGTACCAATGGTACGCCTTAAGCCGTCTTCTAATTCATCTGGGATGAGGGCTTCAAATATTCCACCAGGCCCGTATTGCCTAGCTATCTGTGCTAAGGTCTTTAATGCATCAGCTAAATCAACTACTTTATCCCTGATATACTCATAAGGAGTTTTAGCTAATATCTGTGACAATACGTAGAAGGCATCTGTTGCTGATTGTGCTGCCCCCTTTAATGTGGTTGTCATTTCTAATGCAGCTCCGCCATATCTCTTTTCAAGACCAGCTAAAATAGCCATAACAGCTTTTGTAGAATCAACAGACTCTTCACCAATGTGAGAAATTTGTTCCGCTGTCAAGCCTAACTCTTCTTGTAATATGTCGTAAATAGGTACATTAGAGTTAATTAACTGTCTAACTTCCTGCATCTTAACTGTTCCTGATTGAAGCATCTGCCCTATAGCCAACGTAATGTTGTCTATCTTTTCGGTCATTTCTCCACCAGCAACGGCGGCAGTGTCAGCTAAGACACGTAATACAGAGATTGTGCTTTCTGCTTGAAATCCCATGTTCATTAACATTCTGGCTGCATTACTAGCCGACTCAGTTGTCATAGGGGACTCAACAGCGAAATCTTGTAATGCCTGTAAGAATCCACTACCGGCTTTATCACTTCCTAATAGATACTTGAATGCAATTTGGGATTGCTCCATGTTTTGCATAAAATCGGAAGATCCTGCAACAAGATTTTGCATAACATTTAAAAGACGATAGAAGCTCTGAGAGATTACAATACCACTTATAATCCTCTTTAAGTCTTTCGCATAACTATTAGCTGCACTAAGATTGGATGTTATTTTGTAAATACTGTTTGCGGCTTTATTTGCGGAAGATTGTGTTCCTTTGGTACTATTATTTAATCCACCCATACTACCGGATGCATTACGAATTCCTTGACCTAACTTTCGAATATTAGTTACAGCCCTGTTAATACCCGTTGCTGTATTGTTGGCATTTGTGCTAGTTTTCTGTAGTTGTTGATTGGTCTGCGATGCTGAATTAGTAGCTGCTGTAAATTGCCCGGCTAAGGCGGAAGTTGAATTTACCACTGTTGTGAATTGGGCTAATTGGGTATTCAAATTCTTCATTGTAGCACTGAAGTTAGAGGCATTAGCTTGTAACTTTCGTATTGCTGTAGTTAATTGCCTAACTTCTGTCGTCATAGTAGAAAAGCCTTGGGAACTTACATTTCCCAAGGCATTCTTTAACTGCGTGCTAAATTCTTTAACCGAACCTACAGCATCCTTCATTCCTTTTGAAAACTGAGCATAATTCAATGACAATCTTGCTTGTAGGGTTCCTACTTCTGTTGCCATCAAAATCACTCCCTTCTTATAGAATTTGGTCGATGTAAGAATCTGGTGAACCTACACCCTCTCCTGAAGAGGCGGATGTCGATTTTGCATTTCTTGTTCCTTTACCTGGACTATTTAAATCCACATGTACTTTACACAATGCATTAAATTTACGGGGGGTAATCTTCCAAAACATTGCAGGCGACATTTTTAATATTACTGTTGCTACGTAATAATATAAAGGCCAATCCCATGTCTTAGAAGGGATTACGGGTTTGGGCTGTTATCGCCCCCATCGGAAGGATTCACTACATTGTTAGCTTCGATAGCGGATTCATTCATTCTCTGGACCATTGCCTCATTGTCTTTTTCATTCGGCATTGATCCATTCATAGAAGCCTGTAACTTCTTAACTACTTCAGGTAAATTAAGAGCAGTTAGCCAATGCCCTACAGTATACTTTGACAAAGTGTATCTAGTGGGCTCTCCAGTGATGGGATCTAACTCAACCTCATCATGTATTAAGCCTAACCATAAAACAGTTTTAATATCATTCATTGATCCACTAGATAATCTCGTTTGTGCTTCTTCCATGTTTCCGAAGAGATTTTCCATTTCTGCGAAAGCATTTAAGTCGAATCTAATATATCTGGATCTTCCCCCAAATTCACCAATATAAAAAGAACCCGGTTCTGTTCTAACATCACCCAAATTAGACACAGGAGTAACAGGGGCCGTAGTAGCCCCTGCTCCTGAGGTCTGCATAGGTACAACGTTGTTTGTTGTCATAATACATTCCTCCTCAATTAAAGATTAATTACGCGGTAACAGTGACGGTACATGTGCCCGTCTTAGCTCCATCAAGTGAAGTAACAGTGATGGTAGCTGTACCTGCAGCTTTAGCTGTAATAACACCGTTAGCATCAACGGAAGCTTTTGTAGCATCGCTGGAGGTAAAAGTAACATGCTGATTTGTAGAATTCGTAGGAATTACTACATAACCTAACACATAAGCTGGATTAGAAGCTACGGACAAGGATAATGTTGCGGGTGCAACAGTTATACTTGCAACAGGTACAGAAGCACCAACCATAGGTCCGTTGAACCAGTTAGTGATAGCGGTAGTAGATCCAGGAATATCCTGATCAGCTTGGCGCTTCCACTCATCATCAGAATCTCTTCTTACGAATGCTCCCTTAATCGTAGGTGTCTTAAATTCGATTGAATCCGCTTTTGTAGCGAAATCATCTTCAGGTACAGTAAATTTACCTTTAGCTAACCACACATAACGGTAGCTGCCATTGGATTTTAATGTTCTAAATCCGATTGCTAACCACGGCGCTACATCTGTAGCCTTAGACTTCAAGATACCTCCTGCAAGTGAAGCTCCTAAAAGAACTGACTGTGCATCTAAAGGAATATCTGCAAGATTCAATTCTAAGGAAATTTCACCTAAGGTTGCTGCAACATCTCCCGGGCCATCATCTGTGAACAGTGTAGCGGAAGAGGTATTAGGATTAACTGCGGCTGAAATAGCACCAGCCAATCTAACCGGAGCACCATATGTAGGAGTACCCCCTACCGGGTCGGTAAGTAATAAGGCGTAATAGACGTCTCTTAAACCAATTGTAGCCATGTTTTGTTCTCCTTCCTAAAAATTAGTTGTGATTGGTAATGACAAAGAATAGAGAACTCTACCCCTCTCATCATCATCTAGTTTCACTGGGCCTTTTCTTATGTCGAAAATAACCCAACAAGAACTACTCAAATCTTCAATTAGCTCAGGCCTATTCTTTAAAAAATTAAAGATTTTTTCAGCCTGAATTATGCACTGTTCATGATTAGCGTTTCTGATTATAAACTGAATTCTTCTTACCCCAGCTGTTTTATTAACTAGTGTAGGTAAATTGCTTTCATACTCCCTAACCATAACAATATTATCTGGATCATCTGGTAAGTGCATTAAATAAGTTTTCTCCCTATCGACATCAGCGTCTTGTACTTCAGGAGGTATAATATTAGCTGCACTGAGAAAAGTGACTAGGATCCTTAAAAATTCTAACATATTACCTCCTTACATAGCACCCCGAATTTTATCTACAAGAATAGACTTAAATATTTCCGTATGAGCCATAGTAGCTTTTTCAAGCCACTTATCACCTTCTGGATTACTCCTTGAAGGTCTTTCATGCCTGTCTACTGCATATGATGAAGTAGGAACACCCGTAGCGGGATTCATGGAGCTATCACCATAATTAATGATTGCATTGAACTGGTCATTTTCCATTAGGTCCTTCATGTAAGTTATTTTACCCGAAGCTTTAAGAGCTCCTGTTATTGTAGGGGTATTAGCTTGGGCTACTTCAAATACCTTTTCGGCAACCTCCATAACACCCGTAATACCAGCAACTTCCATATTCTTTCGTGTGACGCTTAGGTTATGCGTCACTTGATTGATAGATGCCCCTGTGAGACCAATCTCAATTTTCATGGTAGGTATAATACCCCAAGAACTGCCTTACCTAGGGGACCGAAAAATACCTCACGTCTTATGATTCGTCTTTTACTAACGTTATCATATGTTATGGTATCAGCTGCAGTTATTTGCTGCGCCTGTTCTCCTAAAAGATAAAGCTGTACACTGGAGGTTTCCTCCTTCCCAAGAGAATTAATTACAACTTTTAATTCCTCTTTTTTATAACACTTAAAAGGTATTTCCGTTGTAGAAGTGGCATCCCCTAAACTATTAGAACCACCAGGTTTAATGGCTTTCCCCGCGAAATGAAACATTCTATCAATTACTCTTTGATCCAAGCTACTCACCTTCCGTTCTAATACAACAATTAACACTCATCATGTCATAGTTAAATATGGGGGCTGTCATGGGGGCTTCTGCTATAGGACTATGCATACCCATCACTTGTACCTTTAAATCACTACGAATTTTATGTAATTGCTCTAATCTTGAACTCTGGCTCTCACTATAGGGACCTAAAGTAAAATCAGGTAAAGTGCTAAATTTATTGATTATGACATCAATACAATCAACACATGTGGCCGGGACATTATTCTGATGTAAAGAGAGGAAATAATCTATCTCCTCATCAAGTACAGATTGATCAGTTTGAACCGTATCACCAATACGTAAACGAACCTGATCTTTGGGACTATCGGCTAAATTGGTTATACTATATGACCAAGCCATATTAGCACCCCCTTACGCTTGTTCTTTGTTTGTGGTTAAGGGCTTAACCGTTGACGTACCATTGAGTGGCTTAGGCGAAGCTACTTTCGTTTCGCTTACAGTGCCCGGAGAAGTTGGAGTCTTAACAGGCGATGTACCTGAAATAGTCTTTGCTACTTCAGGTACTTCCTTTGTCCCTATTCTACTCGGGTATAATACCCGAAACCTTTCCTTTTCAGTAAAGGTTTCAGGTAATAACTCACCCTCTAAATACATCTTACCTTTGTATTTAACAGATTGTCTTTCGACGAAGTATCTTAACATTAAGCAGCAGATACAGCACCGGAAATGAATGCTCCGAGATCAGCTGCAACAACTTTCATGTCGTAAGCTAATTCGCATTCAATTCTCTCAGTACCGATACCAAGTGCAGGCATTGCGAATCTGTTGATTCTTCCGCCTAAAGCATTTGCGCCCATTAAGCCCTTCCAAACAAAGGTATAACCTGCTGAAGCTGTCTTTAACTTAGGTGCCGGTGGAGCATAAGTTAAAAGTGCATTGTTGCCAAGGATGAATTTCATGTCAGCTGCCTGACCCTTAGCTGCAACGTTCTGGATAGCGTTAGCTACCAAGATTCTCTCAACGTCGAACAAAGTTGCTAACAGATCAAGAGTGATAACGCCCTTCTGTGTGAACTTAATTCTGTCGAGGATGTCCGGATGCTGACGAAGAGCATCGTAAACACGTCTACCGATAGTAAGAGTGTTAGGTCTCTTGCCTGTTAACTGGGACATATTGGTTGCCATATCCGCGATATCCTTGATAGGATCGGAAGTGGAATAATTATCCCAGAATACAGGATGACCAGCGGATGCTGTGGAAGCACCGGAAAGATCCTGAGCCCATACACCAGCCTTGAAATACTTGTTAGCCCAGTTGTTCTCTTTGTTGAGCTTGATCTTATCAACAACGAAATCAACAGCATCTTCATCCGGGGTAAGCGGATCGTCAGAATTGACACGATCTTCTTCAAACACATCTTTATGGTACGCGTACTTCTTACAGAAGTATGTAGGTGTGTTATCTACGTCGTAGTCGCCGCCAGCGGATTCAGTTCCAAGTGCACGCTCTTTAGCGTCGTCACGGAACCAATCCTCTTTTTCATACATGAAGTATCTGTCTGACTGTTTCATAACCCCTACCTGAGGGAATACTTGATCCGCAATAAAGTTTGACGGATCCTGCATGTACTTGACACTCATTTGGGTGAGCGCCTTATCAATATGCTGATCTGCTCTGTTAGCCATATTACTCTGTACCTCCTAATTTTTTATAGTATTGATTAGATTACTCCGCCGAAGCCAATAAGCACGGGGATAATGTCACCTGCAGCAGTAGCAGCTGCGAGAGCTGTACCATTCACAGTGTTAGTGGAAACTGCCGTTTTAACTGTGCCAGCAGCACCTGCAGCTACTTTAGCACCAGCAGCAATAGGAGCTTCCGCTTTAGCCATAGTCACACCATTGATCATGACTTGGCCAGCTTCTCCAGAAATAACTTCATTCTGTAAGAAACCTATTGTTTTTTCACCCGCTGCACATACATCGAATGTATCTTCTGCGGTTACTTTAACTGCACTGTACTTCTTACCAGCCATACTAGCTGCAGCCTTTAATGAAATTGTTTGGCCTTTGATTTCATAAGCACTCATTTTAGTACCTCCTTGTTAAATTTGGGATTGATTAATCTTCATTTCTGTAACGCTCGTACAGATCAGGATTAGCAGCTGCAACATTTTTAAGTGCTGTATTGTAATCCATTCCTTCGTTGTCAGCCTGAAGAGCGGTGATCTTCTGCTGCAACTCATCATATGCTGATGTAGGAGCTTCTGCACTGCCGCCATCAGAGCCAGTAGGCTTAAATGTCAAACCAACTGCGTTATTAGCTACTGTGAATAGGGATTCAATAGTAGCGAAAGCATCAGGACAAGCATTCTTGATTGTGAACAGGGCAGTTACATGGGAATCTTCGATAGGAAGATTACCTGCTGCTGTTGCAATGGTGTTTTTAAATTCACCGAAGGCTTGCTCTCTTTTTGAAGCATCAAGAGCATCCTGAGCCAACTTAGCTGTAGCTCTTGCATCCAAAACTGCCTGTCTTGCATTTTCAGGTAAAGAATTAAGGAATGCTGCGTCCTCATCCTCTACATGATTCTGTGCTTCCAGTGTTTGGATTTTCTCATTAGCAGTGGCTAACTCACTTTCTTTCGTCTGTAAGTTAGTGGTAGCTGTAGTTAACTGATCTGTTACAGTTTGTAACTGATTAGTTAACGTAGTCAATTGTGCACCAACTTGGTTAGTTGCGTCAGCTATTGAATTATTAATCAATGTGCGTTCGTCTTCACCAAGACTGGCTAAAAACTCTTCCAGTGTCTTTGGCATATCTTTACCTCCTTCATTTTTTACAGGTGTATGATTTTGATTCTGGACCTCAGATAACTTGGCTCTCAGCTTATCTGGTTCTACGAAATTGCTAAAACAAAAATCTACACCGCCATAATTGAACATATCGTCTTGAATGTTTTTAACCATCTTATCGATTTCATCCATCGGTGCTTCGTCTACAACATCTGCAAAACCATAAGCAAGTGCCTCATCGGCTGTTAGCCACTCCTCGTGATCAATCATCTGTGTAAGTTGCTCATCCGTAATCTTTACCTTTATTTTGTAAGTCATACGAATAAGATCTTCTACTTTACCAAGTACTTCAATCCCTTTTGCCATATCGTGTTTATTGCCTTGTACTTTAGACATGGGAAGATGAATCATGTATAGCCCGGAAACAGATATATGTCTAACGTCGCCTGCCATATGTATAATGGTAGCAGCGGAAGCACACATAGCTTCTGCATATGTATGCACTTCAGCCGGATGTCTCTTCAACTGTTGTGCGATAGCAATTGCGGCAAATACTTCTCCACCTCCACTATTAATGTAAACATTAATACGTTTGGCTTCAGGATATCTCTGTAAATCTTTGATAAAGTCTTTTTCTACGACATCATATTCTGAACCAAACATTGATTTGTTTTTCATGATGTTTCCATAAACATACATGTTCAGAATAGTTTTGTCTTTGAGGCTTGAACTCAAATTCCAAAAATTAGGCATCTTTTTTACCTCCCTCTGTTACATCGTCATTGCTTGGATCATCTTTGGGATCCTTAGGGGGCTCAGTAGGTGTTGTAGCTGCCTTTTTTGCTATTTCACGACTTTCATCGTCTTCCTCTGCTTCAGGTAAATTAGCTACTTTACGTAGATAATTCTCTAAATCGAGGTCGGGGAATAAAGGCATCTTTGCTCCTGATAGAGCTCTTATGTAATCACCAAGTTCTTTTAGATCTGGTGCAATGACTGAAGTTACTTTAATCTTGGGAAGTTTCTTAACTTTGAAGGTATTTAATGCAAACAAACGCGGAATTGCGATTTCATTGAAAATGTCTACTGTGTTTGAAAGTTGGGCATCCAATGCGGCAGCCAACATACTTTGTTTTACTTTTGCTAAAGCAAAAGAACCAACTTTGTCGGCGCCTAACATTACAATATCAGCTAACATTGTAATGGCAATACGTTGATCGTAGCGATTGATGATTGCATTTGTATCAAATTGTCTTGAACTTTTTGAACTGAGAAGTTCTAAAGTCCATCCAAAAGGAAGAACCACACCTTCATTGCGGTCTCTTCTGATACTGGTTACTAGTTGTAAAGCATTGTTCTTTGCTGTGATAGCCTGTTGATTACTAACATCAAAGATATCAACGCCATCTGGAGTAGTGACCACAGGCAAACCAGCCAGGTCCCTCTCAATCCCTATCCCCTCTACCTCTTCAATATGCTTCTTAAAGAACCAAGGGCGATATGCTCCGCGCAAAAATGACTTACCCTCAGGGTTGTTTCTTGCGGTAGTGGTTCTAAATAACAAACCTCGTTCAATAGGAATAAATACAGTACCGTGATCGGTATACTGATGCATTCCTCTGATGCTACCTAAATCATCAATTTCCCAGGAGTGTAATGTTCTTTGCGATCTACCTGCAATTTTACGCCAACCAATACGATTATCATCATACTTACTTGTCATATTTTTGTTCTTATCACCTGTTCGTTTCTTATAAACAATCTCATGATAAGACCACCCATATTCAAAGAAAGATAAAATGTCATCGACTAAGGAAGACCAGGTCATGTTCAAGTCATTCATACATGACTTTAAAAATTCCTCTGCTTCTAAATCTTCGGGAGAGTCTGAAGCAGCTTCCGTTGTCCAAGTAACATTTCGTATTAATTGTCTAGAAACCATTAAAATTGCGGTAATTACGGGGTCATTATTGCTCATTTCTTGATAAATTTCACCAGCTCTAGGCCAGCGTAATTTAGGAAGAAATTCTTCGGAAATCCATCCAGAATTGGCACTTAATCCGGAATTTCCTTTCTCGCTGAAATCAGGAGATTGTACTTTACTCGGAGCTGCCAAAGGGATTTCTTTGGATTCTTGTGTGGGCTCTTGAGGTGGTGGAGCTGTTTTGTTATTGAATATACCCAAAATTCTCACCTCCCGAAATTACTATATGAAAAATATCCGGCTCCGAGATCATTCTCAGAAGCGAATACGTTTTCAACTTCTTCATTCTTGTGTAGAATGAGTGGCGCACCATTAGGTTTAGGAGCTCCTAACTCGTTAAACGCGCCTGAGAACCCGTCGACAAGATCGTCGTGGATTCCTCCTGGGAAAGACTCTGCTTCACTGAAGAATTTGTCAATGTTACGGCATCCGCGAAGGTACTTTATTTGACCTCTTTCAGCGGCAGCAGAAGCTTGTTTGGCTCTTGTTGCTTTATCACCTGTTGTATGATTTCCATCATAATTGTATCCTTGGAATAGTGTACGTTGCTTTAAGCTAATTACACCGATACCTGAGGAACCAGGTTCTTGCTCTTCTCGGATTAATGTACTATGCCCATCTGCAATAGCGATATTCTTTTGAATTTTCTCAGTGCCTTCTGGGCGCATTTGTACATGTTCTATGTCTTCTATGTAGTAGATACCTTGGTACTCACTCATTAATACACCTGCAGTAAAGTCAGGTTCGTTGGATTTGTTTTTCTTCTTAGCCTTTTCAGGATCGGAAGCGGCCATATCCCAATATCTAATACGCCTTCTACCTGGAGGCAAGAAATCAACCGCCTGAAACCAATCCCTTTTAAACATATTACCTTTACGTACTATTTCCCAGTTACCATCGCGAAGACGTGTTCTAGTAACAGGATCTAGTTCGTTAAGTGACTCCTCATACTCTTTTTTATCCAGGTATGGATTATCATCTAAGCCAGCTGGGATAAAGATACGGCCCTTTGCAGGACCTTCATCAATGTATCGGGTTTTAACCCAAATACCACTATCATCATCCGGAGGATTGCTTGCACCTCTAACTCTTAATGGTACGTTGAATCCTTTAAGACGACGAAGTCGGGAGAACATGTAAATGTAATTGGACTTATCGAAGTGAGTTAACTCATCGAAGCCAATATACTGGTACTCACCGCCCTGATAGTTATACTTATCATTAACACCTTCTAAGTAACCGAACTGTAAAATAGAGATGGTTTCTTTATGGGGCCCGTAAGCCTGCTGAAATTCCATCTTCTTTTCTTTGTCGTTCCAACGTACGTCATTATGAGGAAATAACCAATCTTTTGCTCTATCAATAAGAGCTCCAGGTTTAGTTAAGTCGGCGTATGTCTTACGAAAGATAATGCCTGCGTATCCCTTAACTCCTACATACTGCAAGCCTCCCATAAGGAGTGCATCTGATTTACCTCCACCAGCTGCTCCACCATAAAATGCCTCTTTGCAATTCAGGAGGAGGAAGGCCGATTGCTTAGGAGTTGGTACATGAGGGATGTATTTATTCATTTTAGGCGTAAGCAGCCTTTGGAGGTCCATTAAATCCGAGTGTCTGATCTGTTTGAGATCGATATTTCCCATCGGGGTATTCTGAACGAAATCTTGAATACCTAACTTTTGTTCTGCTGCTAACCCCTCAAAACCACTAATTGGTTTAGCCATTAATATCATCCTCCTCAACAATTGGAGCATCTATGATACCATCGTCAACTAACTCTGAGTTAACTGCAGTAGCCATAGCTCCACTGGCTTGTAACACGTGAAGGATAGATAAGAGGTTCTTCTCATCTTTGAGATTCTCCTGTAGCTGCCGTTCTACAGCACTCGCGCCGCCTTGTGTATTGCCCCCAATACTGGCGTTGACATTCATCATTTGGTCCGCCTTATTATTGGTCGTGGTGTTGTATATCGACAATGTAGTCTGATTGGCAGCTACAGAAGATCCTGGTTTATCACCCTGTAAGCCTAAACTTACACGGCTCATTTTGAAAGCTAATTCAGCCAAAGAGATAGCATCCTTTGGTGTGATGTTATTTGCCTGTTTGGTTAAGAATTCGGTAGCAGTCTTAAATAATGCATTAGCAGCTTTAAGGTGATCCGATTCAAGAATCTGTATTTGCTGTTGGCGACGTTTCTGGATTTGAACTTCCATGTACCTATCATAGAGGGTACATCTATCTGTCCAAGAATATAACTTAGCCAACGTAGTTAGTAACTTTCCGGGTAAACTTAACATTGTAGCTAAGCCCCCTATGGTGCGGCGGAGGATTACATATTCTCCGTTATCAAGCATCGAATAGCGCATATCGCGATACATTTTAAATACATTGTAAAAATCAATACGCTCTCCTCCAAGGCGTTCCCAGATCGGAAGGCCCTCAATTGTTGGAAAGTAATCAATACTCTCAATTTTGTCTACGGAACGCTGGATTACGTCCTCGGTGAGGTCGTTTACGTTTTCTATGTAAGGGATTTGTTCAGCAATAAGCGTAGGTTTCACTATTGCCACAATATCGTCTTTATTTAAGTTTTGCTGTAATTGGCATACTATTTTAGCAAGTTTCTGCAAGTACGCAGTAACTTCAAGGGTTCTTAAAGCGGAACACTGATTCACCTGTTCAGGTGAAACGTTAAACTTTAACGTACCAGTAGTATAGCCTGCGAAGCCAGCGTATTTATTCTGATTTTCTTCTAGTGGTGTTGGAAGCAAGCTAACGTTGCCGCTTTGACTACCCTCAAGAAATGTAAAGTCTGGTGCTAATTGACTTAGTGCTTGCATTCGATTCACCTCCAATTCTGTATTTGTAACAAGCGAAGCTGTTAAGACGTTTGGTTCCGTCTATCAATCTCCCTATATTAATATAATACGAAAAATTCTAGTATTATTAACGTAGGAGACAAAGAATATTTTAAAATTTTGTTATTTTGTTCCGTAGGCGCTCTGAGTAACCCTTTACTTGTACATGTGACGGAGTACGTTAATATGTAATAAAATCTTGTTGTCTCCAGTGTTTTACATTTTGGCCCTTGTTGGGTATTTTTAAAACCTGTTTTATCCCTTGTTCGTGTATTTTGGAATCGCTACGCATGCCCAGTGTCACATCATTGGACATAACATGTGTCTCCAGATTAACGAGAGGAAATGTACGCCAGGACCCTAAGGGCCGCGTCGTAGGAGAAAGTACTGCGATGCTTTTCTAGGAATCGGTTACTCTTGGAATCGATTACTCTATTATCACATTAATTGATCACTACTCTTCTCTTTTAATGAATGAATCTCTATAATTAATTCATCCTTTTTTGATAGGAATAGTCTACATATTTTATTTCATCCTTTATTGATATGAATAGAATAGTTTCTAAGAGTAATCATATCTATCCTCTATGACATAGATGTCATATATGATATAGATGTATAACTTAATCCCCTCTATATATTCCTACTATTCTTATAGGGATATATGTATATAGGTATATATCTATATGGATATATCATAGTATCTATAGAGGTATTATATACCTATATAGATATATCCCTATAGAATAGAGGTCTCTATATAGAGGTTAATAGGTTAGTGGAGTAGACCCGGAGCTTACCCGGGCTGGGACTGTCGCGGGGTACTCAATTAACGGAGCAATCTGACAGACGCAAATATCTCTAAACCGATTGAGTAAATATCACAACAATTTTATATCAATTTGGGGATTGACATTTTAATGAAATTATTATATAATTAATTATAAGATAAAGGAAATACATTATCTTACCAATCCAAATCAATCAAATCAAATTAGGAGGTCACAAAGATGACAAACAACGAAATTAAAGCAATCGTATCAACAGAGGGTTCAAAATCAAAGAAAATGATCGCTCTTTATAATGGCGGGATGGAAATCAAAGATATCGCGGAATTAATGGGTACCAGATATAATTTCGTATACAATGTAGTTTCCAACTACACCCGAATCAATGATGTGGAATTAAGAACCAATAAGGGTGGCGATTCAAAGAAAAATCAAATTATCTCATTAATCGCGCAGGGATTGAGCAATACCGAAATATCCAAAATTACCAAATCCAATTACAACTACGTATATAAGATCGCAAAGGAACTTACTAGTAAGTAATAACAAAGGGGGGTCGCAAGACCCCCCCCCCCAAGGGGAGAAAGGATAAAATATGGAATTTGCAAAAGTAGGTTCTCAGAATAAAGTACTAAAAGGAGAAAGAAGATTACGTATAGAAGAAATATTAGGCACAAAGTTAAGTGAGCATGAATATAAGCATCTTATTTCGGGTTGGTATTGGTTTTATTGTGAATATGAAAGATATGCCAATACACCAATAGTGGACATTCTTATTAAAGAATGGTTACCGGAAATTAGAAAATAGTGTCCAAAGGAGGATGCAATATGAGTAGAGCTTCACAGGGAGGAAACCCCTTTATAAACCAGTATAAGAGAACAATGAGAGCAGGAAAAATAATATTATATTCGAAGGGAGAACATGGCGATGTTCGGGATAAGTTTATTATTAAGAGGATTAGGATTCAAAGTGAAGAAGACTGAGATTTGGCGTAAAGGTAAGGAAACATTTATTATGGGTAATAGTGAGGAACCGGACAAAAATAAGAAGACCAAAATTACATATGTCAATGGTAGTACACTTAAGAACTTTTATCTACCACAGGACGAACAAGCCTTTAGGCAATTCGTAGACTCCACAAGGGAGGCTGCGGCAACGAAACGCCGATGATAATAGCCAACACCACATATTTGTGATTTGATAGATTGGGAAGAGGAGGAGTGATTCTCCTCCTTTTCATGTGCATATTAGGGAGAGCGGAGTGGGCCAGGTTGGCCCGGGGCACCCGGTCTCGAGGGCATGCGAGGCGGACTTGGCGCACCATAGTGTGTGTTGCCGCTCGCGATGCCCAAAGAACGACCCGCCCGGGTCCGCTCGGGGCCCACTCCGACCGCCCATAAAACCCTGCAGACGGGCGATACGGTGAACTACTCCTAGCGCCCATAAAACAGCATAGATGAGTCCCAACTCAATGGGCTCATCCTTAGTACTATCTAGTTTGTAATAACTCTACTCCCTCTACTTCTACTACTTCCGGTATTGGTCCCAGGTACTTATTGATGACCATGATCTTCTTCCCCTGCGCGCGATTAACATTAAGCACCTCTGCTAACACCTCTAAATAACCTTTTCCTTTTGCCATATTCCTATTCCTCCCTAAAGCATTTTCTTTTGCCTATCCACTGTATACATTTATTCAATGCATCACCATAACCATTACCCTCTACATGAAGACATCTCCAATAAGTACCCATATACACTCTAAACATGGAGGCATATATTGTAGATTCTAACTCTGTTACAAAATATTCACCCCTAACATAAACTACCTTACCCTTTTTAGTTATTTCTCCTAAGACCATGGTGTGACCTCCTTAATATTTATTATATTTATATTATACTATGGAGGGATGCCTGAAGTAACGATGGAACTTGGTCGTATCTTTACTCCAGGCTTCTCACAGCGGAATTATAGGATCATTATCATAACAACTACAAATATAACCCATTCTAAAAGCGTCATCCCTAAACTATTCTTCTTCATCCCTATCGTTCTCCTCAAAGTCATATTCTCCTAAAGTATCCTCATTGTCATCCTGGTCGTCTATATATCCTAATATTCTAAAGACCTCTATTAATTCCTTATCTGAGGTACCTATATCATCACATAACATCTCTATTTCTGCCCATTCTCTAGAACCACCATCTTTAAGGCGTTCCCAGAAGTAGCTAAGACAATGTTCCACTACCTCTCTTACATTACCGAATGTCTCACACGCTGACCCTACTGAATATTGTCTTTCATTGAAATCACTCATTACCAAGTACCTCACTTTCTTTTCTTTATTATAATATAATTATATAGGAGAGGGATGCCCAGTATCAATAGGGTTTTGGATATATCTTACAAACCTTTGTCAGCTATAGGCGGAATGTATACGAGAGACAGGCATAGGCGGCCGCTGGGCGCGGTGTTGGGCGGTTAGCCGCCTGGCAGGACCAGCCCTGGACCGCTCGGGCCCATCTCGGCGTCCCAGTAATTAAAAGCACCTGCTCTTGTCGCCTATAAAAGGGGATCCCACGTGATAATACCAAAGCTAACAAAAAGAAGGAAGGCGGAGATGGGCAAACGATGGCCCGGGCGGGACTCGCGATGGGGTTGCGGCAGCTACCTTGAGGGATGCTATATTGTTCCTCTGGGGTGACTTGCTGTCATAGCCTTTTCGAAAGATAGAGCTAATTCCCAGATTGACAATTTTGTAAAGGGCGGCTATAATTATATTATAAGATAACAACATATCTTAACCCAATCACAAAACATCAAATTCCCGGCGGGGTAACGCGGAAGGAGTAATAATATGAAGTTAACAGTGGATGAAATGATCAGTAAAGAAGCAGTGGAAGCAGCAGTACAGGCTATGAAGAACGGAACAAGTAAAGGTGCAACTATCAGAACATTATTTGCAGGCGGGATGGAAGTTAAGGATATCTCCGTAGCAACCGGTATTCGTTACAACCATGTGTATAATGTGGTAAAGAATGAGGTACTCGTAAATGACTTGGAAGTAGAGAAGAGTAGTCGCAGTTCAGAGAACTCTAAGAAGGCGCAGATTGTTAAGCTTTTAAGTGAAGGCAAGAGCATCACACAAGTTGCACAGGAACTTCATTGCTTGTACAATTACGTGTGGCAGGTAGCTAAGGCAGCCAACATGACCGGAACTAAAGTGGAACTCAAAGAGGTATCAGAGTTAGACCCTGCAGCGGAAGTGGCCAAGCCTGATAGACCCACGCTTAAGAACAAGAAGGAAGTAAAGGTGGGTTAATAACCCACCACCCCCTAGGGGGAAATATAGATGGGAATCAAATCAGAATATTATGGAGGGTTTTAAGATGATAACAGTTAATGAAGGTTTAGTTAAGAAGGCAGTAGTAACGATGGAAATGCAGGAATACCTGGAATTATTACAGGAGGCTACTGATGGTAGTGAATTCATTAAGGTGCTTAAGAAGGAAGTTAAAGTAGAGGTGAATGAGAATGGTTATGTAAGTATAGGTAACAAGCGTCCTGGTTTATCCTACTACAAAGACTTAATTAAGACCCTGGTATTTATGGAGTTAGTTAATAATCCGGAAACAGTAGATGCCCTATTCCTAAAGGATGAAAAGTACTTTGATATGGAAGGGATGAATTTCACAGGGTATTGTTGGTACGGTGGGGATGAGAATAAGGTTAATATTTTGTCCGATGATGCGGTGGCCGAACATTGGATGTATGCTATGAAAGTTAGCGCGGCATTAGATACAGTCTTAAGTATGGATGCAGATGTATTAGGTGAATTGTGTGTGAAGATACAAGAGTACATCGATGATGAACAGATCCCGGTATCAAGAAAGGAAGCAGCTCAGAAAATATATGATGTGCTATCTGCCGATAGTGTTAAGATAGGACGTGACGATGCTCGGTGGTTGTTCGAATTCGGCTTTATAGAAGTGGAAGATGTGGAGTTGAGTGACTCCGCTCGTAAGTAACGGTTCTAAGGGTTAGGGGCGCGGAAGCGTCCCTTTCTTTTTGCTTTGTAATTAGTCCCAATACGGAAGCCCACTGGGCGCATCTCGGGCCCAACTCTGCCATCCGCAAGTTTGCATTGCGTACCATGTAATTTCGCCTATGTAACCCACCGAAGGTTGTTGTCCGGCTACTAGGCACCCTTCAGTAACGTCTCTGCTAATCGTCGGGGCGCCTATAAAAAGCCCGCTAACGTGACCAAAAATTTTGGAATTCTTGTTGTCTCTGTGGTGAAAATAACTCACAAAACAGTTTCGTAGTGTAACATCCCGATGTTATCCCTGTTTAGCCCTCGAAACTCGAGTTGTCTCTTGAGTGCTTTGTACACAAGTTTTTGCTTGTTCACGCATCTCTCTCTGTGTCTCTTGAGTACTTTTTACTAGTTGTATATGTAAGGCCTCTCTCTTTTCATAGGGATTTGAGCGGCCCGGTGCAATCACGATCAAAATCCCGCAAATTTGTTGTGATTTCTACTCAAAAGTGCCTCTCTCCTGAAAAATCATGCATCTCTCCACTTCTGAGAGACCACTGAAGCTAGAGCAAATAGTACACATTCGTGGCCTCTCTCTTGAGTAATAAGTACACAAATATTCAATCTGGGCAAAAAGGGATGTCTCCGGGATGATTTTACCCACCTCTCATTTTATATTATATAAAATTAACACCCACACTTTTTTTTTTCCTACATAGCTTTTTTATCCCGTTTCATCCACGATATCCCTATAATTCCTTCTATAATTTTAATCACGTCATACAGGCCCATACTGGGGGTTTTGTGTTATCTCCTATTGACAGTTTCGTATAGGAAACTTTTATACTTTATTAATCTGAGTTCAAAATATAATCCCTTTTTTGTCCCGAGAGTCCCGAAACCTACATAAACAGTAGATTCTAATGCCCCTCTCCGTAGGGATAAGAAAGGGATCGTGCAGGGATTCAGGGCTATCAAACCTAAAATCCCGGGATAGAGACAACACAGATCATGCGGGAATCCCGGGATTAATATATCAATAGTTTCGTAGAGTCCCGTAAATTCATTTCGTGCTTTTTCTTATGCGGAGTGTTCCACTCTGTCCCGAGAAACAATCGTTTTGCCCGAGAAACCTGCGTGATGCTAAACAACTTATTGTGACTTCGTTAACTGACGAAAGATAAAGAAAATAGAGTAAGAGAATAAACTAGAATTAAGCAAAGAAAGAGCAATCACTTACTCTGTGGGTTTATTGGAGATGTGCGTAAGTGATTGCCCGTTGTTTGTTTCTTATTGGTATGTTACAGTTACGATAGCAAGCATGGCTGCTTCTTCATTTGACATTGTCTTGCGGAACTCTTTATAATACAATGCAATTCTTTGTGCCGCTAAGCGATCCTTACTTTTCCTTGTCACACTTTTTTGCGTACCATATGGTTTAGCGAAGTTAGCTGATTGAGCCTTTAACTGAACCATATGCCCTTGAACTGGAACTTCTCCTTCAGAATAAGGTAGCTTTGCATCAAACTGAACTGGAGGAATATCAGTAGAAGGCTCTGTCCGCTCTGTAAACCCTTGAGATGATGCCTTCGGCTCCCAATTATCAAAGGTATCAATGCCACAACCCATTGACTTATTACAATGTATCCCGTCTGTTTGTAAATTACCACAAGTAGAACACTTCTTTATGGGTGTAACTGTACCACATAATTCCGCTTTGTCTGCCTTAGGAGGATTTACAATGCTTCTTGCAATTACAGTTTCCCATAACTCTTTAATCCTCGGTGCTGTATGATTGAGAGCGTCCATCATGTGCATTTCAATTTCACCTAATTCCTGCTGAGAAATACAGCCTTCGGTTGTGTCAGGGAATGCTAACGCGGTGAGGTCGAAGTAAATTTGTGCATCCCACACACCTGGTGCGACGTTATCGTGCTTTTCAGTTCCGCCTAACTTATCTGCTATACCCTTTAATAAATCAATATCCGCCATAAATTCCTTTGGATACTCATTAATAGTTGGTACAGATAACTTAAATAGCAGTATTACATTTTGGTATATATGCTTTGAAATACTACATCCTTTGAATTCTATCATCCTAACTACCTCTTTTCTTGTACTATGATTAATTTACATGTATTTCCGCGCGTTGTTTCCAACGTGAGAGTTGTATTGTAATCGGATCCATCCTCGACTGACTCCACTTCTACAACCTTAGCTCCTTTAAGGTCAGGGACCCCCATATAGAGATCCCTTCCACCTGAATGTGTCCTTGCAACTATTACTGACATATTATACTCCTTCCTCAACAAGCACATCAATATCACCAATACAGACAAACTGTTTATTAATAGCCTCCGTAATCATGAATAATTGAAATGATTGCACAGCTAAATCAGCTTCTTTTGGATCCTCAATATATGCCGTGATGGTTATTTTCTGCATATTACTCCTTTCTGTGTTTACCCCAATTGATGCTTCCAAATCGAAGATAATCATCCTTCGTTAATTTACCGTAAGCTCTTGCAACATCAACTTGACCATTAGCACAGTTCCATATGAACTTGACATGTCTCTTTAACGATAAGAACCTTGTATATCTATTTCCCTTAACTCTCACTACGGCCATGCTATCTCCTCCCATGGGGCTTAAGAGTTGCATCCGGCTTATACACGTAGTATTTAGTTTCTATCACCTCTACCAATAATCCGGAGCCACAACAACTTTCACATTGGAAACTTTCATCCTCATCTACACTCACTCTTTGGCTTACAGCTCCAGTACCCTTACATGTATTACATATTACTATCTTTTTGTCCACGGTATTACTCTGCGTCATCTTCTTCTACCTCCATATTCCAACAAGCATCACAGCCGCATCCACAGTTCGCCTGTTCACCTAGTTTTAGTTCAGGATAGGTACCCGGACAACCCGAAACACCGCCACCAAATCTCTCATGAATGAATTCAGGATATACCGCTTCAACTTTTTCCTTCCTAGTCATCTTCCTCCTCCTCTTCTAGATAAGCTTCATAGGCATCAGCACAATGACTACCCTCACACATTATAGGTTCGCCACCATAACAATGCACTCCCTTGTGATCCTCATCCAACGGACAATAATCACATAATTCACCTGCATCTTGTAACTCTTCCATTGTCTTTGACATATTAACTCCTTTCCCACCGATAAATTAAATATCGGGCAATTAATAATAGGATTAGTCTCATAGACAACCTCCTTACTTTTGTTTCCTTATTTTCTTACGCCCGTATGGCCGATTTCTTATCACCCTTTTCCGTAATACCTTCCTCATTCCCTAAACTCTCCCATTCTGCATATAATTCATCCAGATACGTATTTAGTGCCTCCCTTATAAGTTCCCTGAGGCGTTTCTTTACAATCATGCGTCTTCTGTCAAATAAACCTGGATTAGTTTCTATGGACATATTGAATAAATTCCGCTTCTTGGGCTTAGCTATTTCAAGTTCAGCTTCCCATGTATTACGATAATACAAGTTGAAATGTTCTAACGCATCAATTTGTTCCTTAATTTCATTTGCTTTGCGCAGTGTCTCTTTGTTCATCCTTCTCCCCCCATTTAGTCGTTCTTCTATTAGGTTTCTCAGTGTAAAGTGAATTACCACACTTAGGACAATTAAATTTTTCAGTGTGTGGATATCCACAGTCATAACAATATTTTATCTGATCCGTCATTTGCGTCTCCTCCTTTTTCTGCGTACCATAGGGTAATGATGCATCCTCAACCAATTGTTTGTTATCCCGAAATGACTAGGTAATCCAAACAGAGCAAGCATCTGAGCTCTTGATAGATGTGCTATCTCAAACTCTACTGTTCCGCCTAATAATTCAGGTTCAAAGGAAAATGATTCCTCAGGACAAAAGTTATCCTGTTGCTTGAATTCCGCTGTGATATCTGGGATTGAAGTGATTTCCTGCATTTCTCCTGTGGCAAAGTCTTGTACATAGAACTTCACTTCTTTCGCTTCTTTGACTGGCATCCGCCCTTACCTCCTTTTCTAGTCTTAGCTAAGTATGCACCATAATCTTTTGGCGTTGTCTTTTTATTTATGTCAATCATTCGCTGCCCAAAATAGTCATTTGTAAATGGAATATGTGGCATCATACTATCACCTCCTATAATTTCTTGCGATATTCTGCTGGAGCATTCGGATCTGTAATTTCATCACAACCTTGGATTTCATACTCTACTACCAGATTACCATTAGAGACTATACCGGCATGTGTTACTCGGGCACTATAATCTTGCGGAGGCAACACCTTTTCTTGAATACATATGGTGCGCGCTGCTCCTGTATCTGCGAATTGGACGTAGTTAGTTGCGGCATATTTCATAGTACCATCCTCCAATTCAATTAAAGCGAATGTTTCGTGTAATGCTCCACCTTCAACTTCTTCAGATTCTGTTACCCACTGATGGAACCAGCCAATACCGTCATATACATCAATTTTTTCTTTGTGATCTTTGTGCCCGAAATGTACGGGCCTTAATCCATGCTTACCTTGGCCTAACCAGAAAGAGCAGGCCTTATCGCCCGCTCCTTTCTGGAGACCATCTTGTAAGCACGTCATGGCAAATAAATCTAATTGACCTTTTCTACGTTGTGTTGCTATTTGTATTTTACCACAGTTCATACAAGTTGGATTCATATTATCTTAACCTCCTGCGTCTATGCGCTATGTTCTATTATATTAAATTAGTCTTGAGCTCGTCTAACTGGGCCAGTAACTTCTTTGCTTCCGGATCTTTTTCTGCCAATAATTCCCATATAGCACGTTCTTCCATCATCTTCTTACGTGCCTGTAGTTGCTTAACCGTCTCTGAATAGAGGATTTCTTTCTTACGACACTCATCCAATTGAGTTCTAATTACTACTTGAGCTATAAAGCCTCCACACGTATAATTGCCTGTAGGTGGAGCGTAATCTACTCTTGGCGGATGACTAACAATTACTGAGCCTACATGAAGGTTATGATCTTTACCTTCATATACCACTTCTTGTCCCTCTTCATATGCTACCATTGATTGACATTTTGTTACATAACCACCTGGATGTTGTACAAATACTGTTACGAATAAATCATTTACCATTGTTTTTTCCTCCTTGATTGTTGTCTGATTAATTGGTTTCTTACTTATTATTCTTGCACTGTTGCTTTTTGGCTTATCACATGAACTAATGATAGCTCTTATCTGGCAGGTGGTTGTGTATCCACTAACTACTATACATTCAACAATATCACCTACATGTAAACTAGCATCGGCATATGCAAATGCTTCAAATTCCCCAGATTTATATTTTATCCGGGCTCTCACTTTATTCCAGCTCATATCATTTTTTATCCTCCAATCTGTACTTAGCGAACAAGGCATCATACTCTAATTGCCTTTTGGTTTTAGGGGTTACTTTTACTGGTTGCGCCATGATAACTTCTTTAGTGTAAAATTTATGTCGGCACACAATACATTCTCTTCTGCGTTTCACAATTGTATCATGTAATCGTGTATCTACTGTTCTGGTTTTGCCTCCGCACTTAGGACAAGGCATATTCATTTCTATCACTCCCACCATTTATTTTCGAGATAGCTTTTTTGCATTTCTGCAACTTCCTCATTCAGAGTTATTACTCCTTTATTATTCCATTCTCCTAAGTAATACCCTTGAGATATACGCCACACCTCTATATAACTGCGTGTTGCCTCATGCATTGGTGTTTTATGGTTTCCTCCTCTGGCTATTATTGCCTTAACTTCTTCCTGATGGCGATGGAACATTACGATAGGATCCATAGGACCAAGTATACTGTGTTTAATCCATTTGTCAGGATTCTTAAACATTCCATTCCAATAAGCGTGCATTGAGCGGTGCTCATCCGATAATAGTATAGGTTTTAAATCTGTACATTTAGTGTCTAACCAAAATCGCATATTATACCTCCTAAATGAAACTATGTGTTTCTAGTAAGCTTCCTAGTTTAGCAAGCTCTTCACTGGTAAGTGTTAACCCTTTACCGCAATCAGTATGATCAGCATTCCAAGGACGAATATCATATTTTGCCTCTCCACCATTCCAACTCGTATTGGTTAATTCTAATTTCCAACCACTTGATCTTTCTGCAATTACACCTAATACCTCTTTAACTTCGAACGTGAATCCTTCTTTTCTTGCCATTGCATCTTCCTCCTATTTTCTTACTAACATGAATACCCAATTTTTTGTTTTACCTAAACATTCCCCGGTAAAAGGACCTATTCTGAAATAATCACCTTGTTCTGGCTCATGATACATACTAGGTCTATGGAACCATTTAACTACGGGCGAATTCCACCCCCATGATACAAATATCTCAAATACCTTTCCTCCTTTTTTCATAGCTATCTCCTCCTCCTTCCTATAAGTCTCTTTGTATGATTATCCACCTGCATGTAACTTAACATGCCCTCGATGAAATACCTTTCACTTGTATGAATTTCAATTATGCGTCCATCGTTTAGAAATATGTCTGCATCTATATTCCATTCCGTTCTGTTTTTAGGAAGTGGATTAAGTAAAGCACCTATGACACCAAACAACATTACACTTATGATAGAGCCACCTACCTGATTTAAACTATTACCTTTAGCTGTCCTCGTTCTGTCACTTACTACTATTATATCCTGGATATCAAGAACTTCGCTGTGTAGGAATCTACTACCATATATTTTATTGCCTATACGTGTCACTGAGTTAAAGTAACATTCACTCTTATTTAACACTGTTGTGGTTGGGTGCATAGGTACCTCCTTATTTTATCTTGTTTTTATTTAATTATACGCTTTATTAAGTACCTTTTCAATCTTGAAGTTGGATATATCTTTCAACATTCAGAAGGAAAGTGTTTTACGGTTATTGCAGCTAGTCTAATTAACTCATGTAAGATTTCCTCAAAGGTAGGTACTTCTCCTTTTTGTTTCATGAGATTTTTTGTTATTGGGATCAATATACGTGACTCATATTCAGTTAATTCATAGTCTAGAAAATCATCCATGCCTTTCTCCTTTATAGAGTAACTTACTCCAAGCCATATCTAATTGTCCCTTAATTACGAATAGTGTGTGATCTTCCCCACAATCATAATAACTATTTATTTCTTCTTCCGTTATTTGCATCCCCCAAATTTGATCGGTAGCAGCTAATCCTCCAAGTCTTATTCTTAGTACATATTGGGGCGTTCTGCGATTGTCATGTTCATATAAGTTGAACCATGATACATCAATATCTCTCACAACTAATTGATCACCTAACTTTACTCTTATCTTATCACAAAAATCAGGGTCTCCTAAACGTATACTTTTCATTTACTTTTCCTCCAATGCTCTTTAGAGATGGGCGAAATCTGGTGCCCGTGGTTTAGATACTTCATGCACATCCTACGTAATAAGTGAATTCTCTTATGTAGATGGTTCTTACATTGAGCTGTATGCTCCCATCGACATCTTTCGCAACTCTTTTTCATCGTCGGGCCACCTTCCTAAGAAAAAAGGCCTAGCCGAAGCTACGCCTTTAAATTCTTACGTACCATATGTTTATGTCGCCATTCCTTAAGTACTTCCGCGCTACATTCCTTGCAGTAGTCTTGTCTATCATCTGCGGACTGTGTTCTTCTTGAGAATGACGTAAGTGGTAAATAGTTATTACAGTGAGGGCAATGTTTATGAATAATCCCTCTTATTACTTTTCTCTCTTTTGTGATTGGCATTGCATCACTCCCCCCTCTAATTCTGTGATGATTTCCATAATACTATCATAATAGTCCTCGGCAGGTAGATCAATGTGCATCGTATCTAAGTAATGCTGCATTTTTTCTGCATCAAATACACCGCCATAATTCATTTTGTACGGAACATGTAAAGCTATGGCTATATCGCGGATTGTTGGCTCTTCTTCAGCGATTGGCTCAGTACTTCCCCCATCCTCTTCGATAGATCCGACACCGCTGTCTGGGATTCCGCCAGTGTGGAGTTCAGGTTCAGGGAAATCTGCGTATCTAATTTCGGGAGTTGAAATGTTGCTACTCCAGCTGTCGGCGTCTTGGGATTCCAGGATGGTGTCGGAATTGGGATATGCAATTCCGGGACTTCTGGAGTCTTGAACTTCAGTTGAGACGAGTTCAACATTATCTGGGGAGATACTATGCCCCCCGTCGCCATCAAGCCCTTTGTTAGCTTTTTCATGTTTTTTGACACGTCCTTCATTGTCTCGGGTAGACTTTTTTGGTTTGCTTGTTTTCGATCCGCTACCGACATTTGCTTTTGTTGTTTCAATTTTTGTCCGATCGACTGTTTCTGCTGTTTCTGCTTCTTCAGCTTTTCCTTCATTCTCTTTTGCTCTCGATTCAGGGACATAACCACTTTCCTCCTTATTTGATGCTATTAGGGTTGACTTACCCTCAATTGTTAGGTCATGTAGCTTAAGTCCTCCTACAGTTACTTGAGTTCCTCCTGGCAAGGTACACACACCAGTAAATAACTCACGTGTAAGTTCTAAATCCGATTCTAACACAGGCACAAACATTTTCCTAATAAGCATTATACCACTTTGCCCTTTAGAATATCCCTTAAATACACCATAACCCCAATCTTCTAAATACTTTCTTACATCAGACTTACTTAGAACAGGAACACTGTACATATTACAGAACATTTGATAGTAATCATACACATCCTTCAATGTGGTCTTTCCATATAAGGTATTAAGTGTGTAGAAATTATTATGATTCTGTGTGAATACATATTGCCTGATGAAAACCTTAAGATACTGTTCCTTGGAGGATATAGAAGCGGTTGTATCTATACCTAGGATTTTCTGTCTCATAGTCAGTGCAATTTTGGTATCTGCCATTGTAGCTAATCTTAACTGTACTGATTGAGGCAAAGCGGAAAAGGTTTCCATCTTTACAGAACACCAGATATTATTCTCTACATCTTCAGTAAATCCTCCCATTAACATGAGACTTTCTACTATTGACTCATTTAATACATGGCTACCAGACACAAACGCATCAAACATAGAAAAGAAAAATTGTGTACTTAATCCTTTAGGAAAATCTCCAGTATCTACCTTCTTCATAATAAAGAAGGAATCCACAAATTGATGGAAATTTGCCCTGTCACGTAACTCAGCGTTACTGTATACCGGAGTTACCACTATCTTCACCTCCATAATGTTTTTCATAACAAATCTCACACACTTCTGTGGGTTTACCCTTTGTGTGTTTAGTTGGAATAGTAATTAAATCATCCACAGGATAATCTATTCCACATTCGTGACATTTGTGTGTCATCTTATCTTTAGATTTCGGCATATTCTTCCCTCCTATAGCAATCGCCGCATACTTCAATTGGTTTTCCTGTATAACTATCTCCTACAACATGTATATCACTCTTAACTACGATATCTTCACATATTGTACAAGTTATAGCTTCTTCAAATTCTTCCGCGCCACACTGCGGACATGTTCCAACTTCAATTGGCGCACCATGAGAATATGGTGTATCACTTCCCACTTCCGCGCTGATAGGTACTCTTTTGTTGAATGGTCTGTCAAATATAAAATTACAGTTTTCACAAATGAACATGTACTCATCTCCTTAATCTAATCCGTATAACCAGTTCTGAACAATCTCCATATGCTTTATTTTGCCTATGAGAGAACGAAACTCTTTTGCCGATATCATTTCATCCTTTGTCAGGCCTTCTTGTCCATACCTATCTGCCTGTATATAGATGTGTGTCTTATACTCTTCCAACTGATTCAGCATGGTAATCCGCTTTGCCATGGAAAAATCTGAAATAGCTTTCTTAGCTGAATTGAATGGTAACTTAAGTAAGTCGGATAATGTTAGATTACTGATGAAAGCTGAATCTTCACATTTAAGTAATAATGTCTTTACCTCCTCACTGTTATCCTGCATTATAGCCTCGAATACTTGATAGTCTATAGGAGTGTTTTCATCAAACACCCCCATAGCCTCTATAGATTGCCATGCCTCTTTAACTACTGAGTTGACTATGCACATAGATGTACCTCCATCAAAATTTATTTTATATTAATATTATACAACATTTTCAAATATTTTTAACGAGGTATTTGGAATCATCATCTGCTAGAACTTAGGATAATGGCAATCTGTAATTGGTTCTCCTTGTAGTCCTCTGAGTCTTTATTCAAACGTAAAGAATCAAAATATGACTGCCCAGAAGATCCATTAAAGTATCCTTTCTTTCTTTCGAATCCCATGTCACTAACTCTTTGTACAAACACCTTTTTACTTACAGCACGAAGGGCTTCTGTTTCACACCATACAGCATATACCTGGTAGATATCATTGATGGCTGAAGCACCATCACCTTCTGAAGTACACATATTATGCACAAATTGTGTAACGCTATCGTTTTGTGCTCTGTATTCAATGTTGTACAAGTCTAATTCTGGACTGACGGAAAATTCATCGTTAGTAATAAGACGCTTTAGGCCCTCCATCATCCAGTTAAAGATACCTGCCCGCTCCTCTTTAAGAGCTGTTTGTATTTCTATCTTTACCTTATTGGATGCTCTAAACTGATTGGGGAATTTAACGAAGAACCATCTGTCATACCAAGCTATAGTGTTATCACCAGTTCTAGGAGTCTCTTGTGAACTATAAATAAATCGAGCCACATTAGCAAATTGGAACGAATCTTTGCCCTTATACTCTGCTGATATTGTTCCTCCTGCTATAAGATTTTTTGCTGTACTGGTTTCCTTTGTAAATGATACGGTGGTATCATCAAAGATGTTAACCAATTTATCTTTCAAACTAGAAGGACCAAATCTTGCAAATAATCCATCATAAGAAAGGGCAGCTGCATGAGTCCCAAAGAAGCTCTGTAGAAACTCAACAAGCATTGACTTACCGTTCTTTCCCTTTCCATATAAGAATAGCGCTTTACGATAATTGGTATTGGGAATAAGACAATATCCTAGGTATTCTTGCACTACTTGTCTAACTGATTCGGAAGGTAACCATTCCTCCAAGTACCTCTCAAATCTAGGGCATGTTGCATGGGGATCATAGTCGATATCAAATGAAACAGTGGTTTTATACTTCGGATCCCAAGGAACTAACGTTTTGCTATCCCAATTGACCATTCCATTATTAACTACTATGTACTCCCTTAGATCCTCGGAATGGGCTCCTAAGTCGAAGTCATCCACAGTCTTATAAGCCATAGTAAATGATTCTTCCAATGCCGTTCTTGTTTCATCAATATAAGAACGTTTGTCCCATGCTGTATCTCCATAGTGTGTAGACGTGAGTACATCACGAATCCACCTATTGATTAGGGCATAATTACGGGTAGCTGTCCATGGTCCCTTATCAGCGGAAGTATAATAATATATCTTTGAATATTGGTCAAAGTGTAAATGTATACCTCCATTGTTGAGATATTGTAATACACACTTTGCCATCTTGGATGCTTCGAAAGTTGTTTTATTACCTTTTTGCTCTTTGTACTCCGCATCCTTCATTGTTTCTGCTTCATAGAAATAAGTGACCTTGTCAATGATTGCTTGGTCTTCTAACGGCGGATCACAATATTGCATATTGTGCTTCAAACAGATATCTAAGATAAAATCCTTACCAAAACGTCTTAAGTCTCTATTAGCACAGTAATGGCCTACTATAGCCGTCATTGTATTATCACGACTACCTTCAGGAATTTGCTGTGTCAATAATTCATCTGTTACTACAATTTTATGTCCTGTCTTACCTCTTTGTTCCTTAATTTCCTTCGGTTTGGAAATAACAACTTCAGGGGGTATATCAAAGCTGATATCTTCTGTTTCAAACTCCTCTTCCAAACTAAAATCACTCACATTGCTAGGAGTATCAAAATTAATGGTAAATGTGGATGATCCTTTAGTAATGTTCGTGGTTTTGGAATAATCCTCTAATCGAATCAAATCAATTAACCACTGAGGAGCCATTGCACAGTCAATATCCCATGGACTTCTTTCTTCTGTCCATTCATATACACGCCCTGTAACATGAACTGAAGGAGGTAGAACAGTTTGTTGTCCTGTACACAATAAAGCACACTCCTGGTGCGCCCCGTCACCAGTTTGTTTAAACTTCTTGGTTTTGATGCCCTCTGGAATTAAATACAAAAGACGACTTCCCGCACCAGTGGAAAATTCCCAAGTGCCAGGTATATCACCTTTAGACATTTCCATCAACAATTTAACGCCTTCGTCACCATCGACATCTATTCCACAATAACCGCTTGCATCACCCAATGGTAATCCAATGTTGAATTTTTTGAATGAAGATATCCAACTCTGCAGATCTTTCTGTGTTGTATTGTCATGGGATTGCCATTCTTTTATTAGTGGCGTTTTTCCTGCACATTTACATCTATCTATATGGGTGCTTGTCATATGTTGATGATCCGGAGGACAAACAGGAATAATAGGTAAACCAAGATCTATTAGTCGTTTAGCCTCTTCTATCACAATTCGTTCCTCCTATTAAGATAATTGCCAAGTGCATTCCTGTGCTCTCTTACTTTCATGGAATTGTTCAAACCTAGGATGTCTTGGATATCCAGCTTCTGTGGCTTCCATGAAAGATACTTTAATTACTCTATTTAGATAGTCCTTAGGGTTCTGAGATATTTGCTCACGTAAAGTTTCGCTAATACCCGAACATGTACATATCTTAGTTGGTTCGCCATCTACATAAGCACTTAATTCTAATGCACCTATCCAATTATTATAATGATATTTCGTTACAGGAGATAACACTCCACGAACATCTAACCAATAAGGCCAATCTTGGATATTTTTTCCCTCATACAAAACTTTAGGGGCTTCAAAACCTGAAATATAAAAATCCGCTGTGTCCTTCTGTTTCATCTTCATCCATTGCCACATAGGATCTTTACCCATAATGTAAAGGCTGTCTAACTTTTTGAGAACAATACCTTCTCTGCCAGAATTGATAATCTCTTCGTAAAATTGCTTCTTTCCCTTTACGCGTCGTTCAGCTAGATGAATATATTGCTCCATTGATGTGCCCTTAATATAACGATCATAATAATACTCAAGGGTCTCACGTCTCTTTTCATATGTTTGATTGACTAACCATGTACCCTTAGGGGTCCGTAGCATATCCCACATAGTATAATGAATAAGTCCATAGTCATTTTGAAATGACACAGCCACATCTGAGCCTGATCCAGTCACTCTAGTACAAAATTGACTAGTTTTACCTGGAAAGTTAATTTCACCATCAAGAATAATATTAGGCATATTAAGGTTCAAGAAGAAATCTCTTAGATGAGGATAGTTATCTGTTTTTTCACAACCCTCAGTACTAAAGAATCTACAATGGAACATAATATAATGACATCCATCTGTCTTCTCTTCTGCAGCATACTCATCAGACAAAAGAATCTGCTGTAATTTGTCTACCTGTTTTGCATTATCTTCCTTAATGGAGTTTGGTTTCATAACACTAATCTTACTGACAAACTCTAAGAATTGTTGTTGCATATTGTCCATGGTTATACCTCTTTTCCCGGTTTAAGATCAACGTATAATCTGATAGCATTAATTAAAGCTTCATTTACCGTTTCTTCTCTAGCGGCCTGAGCTCTTTTAAAATCCCAATATAAAGATGTAGGTATAGGCCCACCGACATTCTTTGTCTCATCCGGAATTGTTGTTTTTGCATCTGACATAAACTGCCCTCCTTAATATTATTAGTAGTGTTGTATTTTAGAATATTATATTTCTAAAAATCTATATTATTATAATATTAAAAAATAATATATTTTTAACGAGGTACAAATTACAATTTACGGACAGCCTGATAATTAAATGTGACATCTTACTTATAGGGTATCAAGGAGATGGGCAAAAGCTGTTCCCGTGGGCTTGTGCAGAGGGGTCTTTAAATGATTTTAAATATTTTCAAAATTATTTGCTTAGCTCGTTAAAAATAAATTTGTTTTGGATATTATAATAATATACGATATAAGATATATCGCTTAGCAATTAAACCAATTAAAATTCAGGAGGGCAATACCATGAGAAACAGAAATGAACAATCAGGATTTGAGCAGGAATTCGAGGGCGCTACACAGTTAGCACCGGAAACAGAAACCGTAGTAACCGAGGGCACAGAGGGTACCGAGGGTACTGAGATCAACACAGATGCACCTGCAGCTGGTGAAGAAAAAACTTACACCTTAGCAGATGGCAAGCAGGGTTCCAGAGCAGCATTCATCAGAGAGAAATTCCTCAATGATAATATGTCTCGTAAAGACATCGCTGAGAAATTCGGATTCCCTTACAGAATCGTTTACAGCGCAACCGTAAACATGAACAACTCCGCTGAAGCTACTTCAAGAGGCCGCAGCGCTAATAATTCCGTAGTTAAGGTAACTGCAGACAACAAGCTTGTTGAAGTTAAGCAGGTTGAAGGTGTAGATGTAGTATTCGTTAATGGTGAGGCAACTGACCTTGACATCACTACCTTAGAGCTTACTGAAAAATCCAGAAATGCTTGGATTCAGGAAGTTGTTGCAGCTGGCATGAACAGAAGCGATGTAGCTACTATCCTTGATATGAGCTACGGCGTTATCTATGGTTTAACCAAAGAGCAGGAAGGCACAAGAGCTAAACACGAAGTTGAACTTGAGGGTGGCGTTAAAGTTTCCCGTGCAGAGTACATCAGAATGTTAGCAGCACAAGGTATGGATCGCGGCGTTATCGCTAAGCAGCTTGATGTTCCTTACAGTGTTGTATGGCAAGCTACAAAGACCGAGAAATCCGATCAGGAGAAGTACGATGAGCTGGTTAAGGAAATTGCAGCTTATGCGGACAAAGTCGAGGACGCTGAAACCTTTAACACAGCGTTAGAAATCTTTAAGGCAACTACACTTAAGGTTTCTAAGGAAGATGCTGATGCAGCTGCTAAGGCTGAAGAAGCTGAAGGTACACAGGTTACCGAATAATTACAGTACTTAAGTAAAAAAGCGGGGTCATCCGTGATCCCGCTTTTTTGTTGTGTAGTACAGGAGACAAAAATAAAATTTATGGAGGCGCTCAAGTGGAAAAAACTATGGATTTTGACAATGACATACAAATTAAACGTCTCGAGAGTGCTAGCATTTATATGAATGCTCAGCAACGTAAAGAGTACATGGAGTTACCGGATGAAATCGCGATAGCTAAGGACGCTGCTGTACCTGCAGGGTATAAACGTTGTGGTCGATGCGGAAGGGTCCTCAAACTTTACCTTTTTAATTGCAACAGTGGATCCAAGCTAAATTGCACAGGTAATTGTAAAGAGTGCCAGAAAGAATCTTCAAAGAAAGCCTATGAAAAGAATAAAGGCAACCGGGATTATAAGAATTACTATTCTGAACATAGAGAGCAGAAATTGGCACAGAGTAGAAAGTACTACAATGACCACAAAGATAAAGTAAGAACGAAGCAGACAAAGTACCATACCTCCTCTGCAGGTAAAAGGGTTATGAAAAAAGCACATGCTAAGAGACGATATCTGTTAGAAAAGAATGCAGGTATTCCTTACACAAGAGAGATGGTGCTTGATAGGGATAAAATGGCAATAGTGGATGGTCAACTTGTTTATGTAAGCGAGGTGCCTATTTGTATCCTATGCGGTAAGCCAATGAATGTAGAGCGAGATATTCATATGGAACATTTGATTCCGGTTGTTCTTGGGGGTAAGAATTGTTTTACTAACGTAGGAGGAGCACATCAGCTGTGTAATTTACAAAAGGAAAAAGATGCTCGGTCCGTTAGCGTCGAACAGGTAGAAGGACTTATTATTAGATCGGAAGCATATATTGATATGCACCCCGAATTATTTAAAGAGTTTTTTGAAGCACAAACCACCGAAGAGAAGTAGACCATTTTATCAAAATTCCAGCTTGCTCTTTTTTCATATTTGTTATATAATTAATTATAAGATAAATTATATACATGGGAGAGGAGTTAAAACATGGACCACTATGCAGAAAAAACAATGGAATACTTTAAAGCGATCAAAGAAGGACGGGGTGACTTTATAGAACTCCGTAATAAGATTGTTGAGCTTAACATTCGCCTTGTATCGCAGGTGCTTAAGAAGTATAAACCATACACTGCTGACCAGTTTCAAAATGGCTGTCTTGGTTTAATCACAGCAGCCAATACTTATGAGCTTATGCGTGAGGTACCTTTTTCTTCATATGCATGTTTTTGCATTAATCGAGAACTACAGAAGGCCCATAAGATGAAGATGGAGGAGATCGAATCTCAAGTAAATTCAGACAATTGGGTCTACTTAGATGCACAAAGAACCTTGTCCAATGGCGATACAACAGATAACTACGATATCTGCTATGATGAACATGCTGAGCAGGACTTAATGAAGTACATTGAAGATAATGAATTGTCTTTTATAAGTGAGAACATTATTAAGCCCTGTATACAAGAAGTAGCGGATAGAGGAAAACATATGCAGACTAAGATAGACGTGAGTCAATGGCAACGTTTAGAGTTCCTGTATATTATGGATTTAGTCTTCCTCGATTCACAGAAACAAAGGTTAAATCTTTCCCAGATGTCTATGACGTTAGGTGTTGCCGTTCAGAATGTTAGAATGAGGCATGAACGCGTCATGGAAAATATATTTCAAAGGATGTGGATTTATATGACAGTGGGTTTCAACGATTTATTCGAACGATTAAGAGGACAGAAAAAAGTACCTGACCGGTTATTATGTTTAGATCCTGGTAAGACAACAGGATGGTGTGTCTTTGAAAAAGGAATATTAACCAAAACCGGACATGTAGAGAATTGTTATGACGATGAAAACATCGACACTACGGGGTTATTAAACTTATTTGAGGAAGTTAAACCGGACTTTGTTTTGTATGAAGACTACAGAGTGTATGAAAGTAAACTAGAACGCCATGCTAACAACCCGGTGTACACGTTAAGACTTATTGGTACGATTGAAGCTTATTGTCAGATGAATAAATTAAGTCATCACAGACAAATGGCTACTACAGCTAAAAATTTCGTGACCGATGATAAGCTTAAATCTTGGGGCTTCTGGCAAACTGGTATGCGTCACGCGCGAGACGCAATTAGACATGGGTGTTATTTCTTATTATTCTATAAGAAGGGACAAGATATTGAATAAACCCTTTCTTATCCGTGTATTTAGCCTATTGTTATTGTGTTTATTTCTCTTACCAATACTCATAGGAATAAGTACACCTAAGAATGTGAAGAAAGACCCCGTTGATCCTGTAATTACTCTTAAGACATACAGTATAAGATGTATGCCTGAAGTAACACCTGTAATACCCAGCGCAGAACCAAAAATGGAACCTACGGCAATACCCACACCCACACTTACACCTACGCCCGCCCCCGTATTTAGTTATACAGAGAAAGAATTAGACTTATTAGCAAGATTAATAAGGGCAGAGGCAGGAATAGAATCGTATAAATGTAAGCTATGGGTAGGTAGTATAGTCATTAATAGAATCAAGAGTGATGAATTTCCTGATACATTGGAGGATGTCATTTACCAACGTAAACCATCAATTCAATTTTCCACTATAATGTATAGTAGCAAATTAGGTTGCGCACCAGTAGATTTACCTGCTGATGAAGATTCTGTAAATGCCGCGAAGGAAGTCCTAGAAAAAGGTTCACTCTTACCTGATGATGTCCTTGTATTTTATGCAAATTATTGCGATGAGGGATGGGTCACATCACGTAAGACATATAAGGTAGTTGATACTACCGTTTTTGCTTACATATATCATAAATAAGGAGGATATTATGAGAATCATAAAACCCAGTGTTTCTGAAATTAGTGAAGCTGATCCATTAAAAAAGATTGAGATATGTGGCCGTATCTGCTATAAGTCGGAGGACAAGATAACAGAAGATTCCGCAACGGCATTCGTAAAAATGTTAGCCCAAAAATATCATTTCGCTATGACAGAGCATGCAACTCTGGCTTTAGTATTTCCCAATAGAAGTGATGCATTTGGCTTAGCTAGTGAAGTTAGGCTTTTAGGTCATGGCACATTTATCAATGTTACACGTAATCGTATAGAAGATCGTATTATCCTTTCCGGTAATTTACGCGCATGGAGGGAACTGTTACAATTTTCTAGTCTACCTTCAAGCTACAAGCAAGCCATCCATCGTACAATAGAATTTGATCATCCAGATGTAGCTATTTTATTGTTACCTTCAATACATGCAAACAACTCAGCTGCCTGGGGCAGAGCCTTTACACAAGAAGAGTTCCTTAATTCTATAGATAAGCTCAATGCAGAAGAGAAAGTAATGCATCTGTACTACACGGCACACTTTATTTGTGATCGTGGGGTTAGTCATGAATTAGTAAGGCATCGTCCTTGCAGTTTTGCCCAAGAAAGCACGCGCTATTGTAATTATGCCCAAAATAAATTCGGAGAAGAGCTTACTGTAATCGAACCCTTCTTCTTTGAAAAGGATTCTTGGGTTTACACTGAATGGTATACTCAGTGTGAATCTGCGGAAGAAACATATTTAGAAATGATTAAACAGGGGATTAAAGCCCAAGAAGCGCGTTCTATTTTACCTAACTCGTTAAAAACAGAAGTTGCTATGACTTGTTGTCTTGGTGAGTGGAATATTATCTTTAGTTTGCGCTTACCTAATACAGCTCATCCCCAGATGAGAGAAGTAATGACTCCTTGGTATCACTTAATGTTAGAAAAATCAGAAGTAACTAATGTGTTATACATTAATACGGATAAATAGTAATAATACCAAGATTTAGGGTCTGTACATTGTGCAGGCTCTTTTTCTTGTCTTTGAAGGGAGACAATATGGCTAAAGTAGTAGTGAGTTATAAAGTACCTGATGGCGAATTTTGTACTGTAGTAACAGAAAGAGAAGGATTAACTCCAAGATATGACCATTGTCAATTCCGGTCATCATCCTATAGGGAGAAAGCAGATGAGCCATTGAAATGTCGTTGTAATTTATTTGGAAGAAGTTTAACCTTTGATGAAAGAGAGATACCCTATAAATGCCCTTCTTGTATATTCAATACGGAGCGTAATAAGGATGTTTCTTCCTTCGCTATCTAAGAGATGGGCGTAAGCTCGCCCGCGTGGGTTGTCCAGAAGGGGGTAAAACAATGGACAAAGCAATTTACAGACATTTCCAAGAACAAAGAATATTTACTCGTATACATGCAGAGGCTCTTTGGATAATCGACGAAAAATGTAGTATACGTAAGTGTGCTAAAGAATTCCTTATGAGTAAATCACAAGTCCATAGAGATATGCATGCATTACGCCATATCAATGATGACTTATATGTTCAGGTTAAAAATATATTAAAAAGCCATAGCACGCGATGACCGTTACTCTTAAGCTACGTTAAAAATCTTTTTAATTAGGATATTATATTAATATAAAACGAATTCAAGGAGGTTCTTATGGAACAGGGATTTGCATTTAGTTTCACACCAGAAGAGGAGTTAAAATATCCTATTAAACAGAATCCAAAACAACTGACGTTGGACTTAAGCGGGATGCTAGACTACACCCCTATATCAAAAGGGCAAAGAGAAGCAATCGTCCTAATTGAAAAATATACCATGCATGTATTTATTGGGAGGGATGCAGCGGATGCTTCAGAATTTATTGGTGCCCATATGGAGGAATCCATAGCGGCATCCAGAGCTAGAGGATATAATAGAAATTGTCGTTCATATCATTCTGATCATAACTATAGTGCTAGTGATGAAGATGATTACTTTATATCTTGGCCAGATAATGATGACTGTAATGATAATCTTTGGGTTCCCGGATTTGGAATTCATTGTGCTAATGACATCAAATCAAATTGTTGGTAAGGAGGTACAAAATGAGTAAGATAGAAGAAGTATATGAACAATTAAGGCCCTATCAAATTCAAGGCAATATAGTCATGGAAGGAAGATTAGATAATCTAAACTTTGACGATATGGGTCTCGGCAAAACATTAACTACTTTGATTACTGTATTAAGAAAGAACCCCGATCTAATAGATCATCCAGGGCAAATACCCCCAGTACTAATTGCATGTCCTACTAATGCATTATATGTTTGGGAGGATGAAATTAGAAAGTGGTTTGATATGAATTCAATAATATACGCAGGAACTCCTGCAGCGAGACAAAAAAAGATGCTACCATTAATTCCTAGATATCCATTCGTAATAACTACGTATGGTATGTTGGAAGAACTCGGGAAATATAAATGGACGGCATTAATCGCGGACGAAATACATGTCTCCGGTTTATTGAATCATAAAACAAAAACCTATAAAACCGTTCAAACGCTATCAAAAAATATTGGGCATCTTTACCTATTAACTGGTACGCCCATACGTCAAGGCGTTATCGACTTATATGCTCCTCTGCATTTAGTGAACCCAGAAGAATTTCCTAATTATTGGCAATTCGTAGGAAAACATTGCATTACTATTGATACTCCTTTTGGTAAGCAGATACAACGCAATCCTAAAGATATTGATGCCTTTAGAAAGATACTTGACAAGTATATGATTCGCCGCTTAAAAAGCGAAGTATTAAAAGACTTGCCGGGTAAACAAAGACAGCCTATTACTCTTCAAATGACACCTCTCCAGGAGAAAGTATATAAGAGTATAATTGAGGACTTCATGTTTGTAGATGAAGATAATGCCATCGTGGCACAAAATGCAATGTCTGCTATTTTACGCATTAGGCAGTTATTATGTTCTCCTAGATTATTAGGTTTGGATGATGACGGAGCTGCATTAAATTACATTCGAGAAACTGGCGTACCATTATTGGAGGCAGGTAAACCGTTTGTAATATTTACTCCATTCCGCCAAGCATTACCTATTATTAAAGATGTTATTAAGGAGATGAATGGAGCAACACATGTATATGTACTTGAGGGAGGAATGTCTCCTGCTGGATTTGCTAATCAATGGCAAGGCTTCCAGAATGATAAGGCCGGAATGAAAGTACTTATCTGTGTTATTAAGTCTGGGGCATCATTTCATGCTACAGCGGCAGATGTATGTTTCTTTCTCGGATATGAATGGGACTTCAATTTCAATGCACAAGCAGAAGATAGACTTTGTCGTTTAGGACAGAAAAATTTTGTTACTTGTTATTATCCCCTGCATAAAGACAATGTTGTGGATGATAATGTAAGACAGAAGCTTAACGACAAGCAAACAGCTTCTACTTGGGTCATTGGAACGGAGCAACAATATAAATCATTATTACAAGCTGTTAAGCTAGGAGGGAGAAAGATATGATAGAAAGAGCTAGAGAATTTTTAGTTACTGGGTGGTATTTATTTTTAGGTATTGTCATTTGGGGTTTTTGCTTGGCAGCTATAACCATAATAATAGTTGCCACAGTAGCAGCCATCAAATCTCTACGAGAAGGAGGTAAAAAGTAGTGGAAAGAGATCCTCTTTGGGATGGGTTAAAAGAATTAGGTAAAAAGACACATGATGAAAGGGTAGCTAAAACACCAGACAGAATAAATTATGCTATTCAACAGTTTGAAGCTAATGGGATTGAGTATATTTTATTGAATGCCGCAACAGGGCATTTTCACTGCTGGAGTAGAGGTGATGGAAAACTTTTTCAGTTTTATGCAGGTACAGGTAAAATTATGGGGAATGAAGCCCAGAGAGGTATTCACTCCCTAATAAAGTTATTGACGGCTAAAGCTAAAAATTAAATGGAAGATTTTGACACGTTAATAATCTATAATTTTTTAATATTATAATATTATAGATGTCAAGTCTATAATAATATTATAGGGAGGCATAACCAATGTCGCAAGAAGCAGATTTAGGGTTACGTAGTAAGTTCACTGTCAGAACTTCTGACAGGCGCGTCTTTCGTCGATGTCCAAGAAAATGGGCTTTTCAATCATCGATGAAGGGCAATTGGAAAAGCATGGGTACAGAACAGAATTTGAATTTCTGGTTTGGCTCAGCAATCCATTTTGCAATGGAAGATTATCACGGATGGAATCGATTCAAAGATCCCCGTAGAGCATTCCATGCATACTATAATGCATTTCCTTCAGAAGAATTACCTGGAGGGGCCCCCGGTGTGTATGAATTAGGTATGTCAATGCTTAGTTACTATTTGACATGGTATCCTAAGCACAATGATGTAGCTGGCTTTGAAACTGTTTGGTTTGATAAGGATAGAAATCCTGTCGCACCATTTAGTGAGGGAGCAGAACCTGGAGTAGAACAGTCATTTTACATTCCGCTTAATGTATGGGTAGCAACAACTATCGATACAGATGAGATTGTTGAGACCTATTGGGATAAAGAGAGTCTTCCTTGGACAGAGGATCCCGACGGAGAAGTTATTGTACAGGGTAAGCGTTGTCGCGTCATTCCTATCATGTATCATGGTACTATGGACCGTATTGTCATAGATAAGTATGGTCGTTGGTGGATTCTCGATTATAAGACGGCTAAGGGAGCAGATACAAATAAGCTTGACACTGATGATCAGATCAGTGCTTATTTATGGGCTGCCGCTCAATGGTTTGGTCATGAGTTTTATGGCTTCATCTATCTGCAGTTAACTAAGGATATGGTACAAGAGCCTAAGAGATTGAAGGATATGTCCTTGAGTGTAGATAAGAAACAGAAAACTACATACAGTCTCTTAAAGCAGGAGATCATTAAGGATTATGGCAGGGTAAATGCTGCGCCTGACAAACTTATTCAGTTCTTAAATCATATGGCTGAACAAGAGGCACCAGAGGGTGATAGATTTATCCGTTGGGATTTCGTAAAAAGAAATAGACAACAGATTGATGCTACCTATAGACACATCTTAGGGGAGTTATCTATCATGCTTTTACCTAATTTGTATGCCTATCCTACACCTAACAGAGATTGTATCTGGGAGTGTTCTATCAGGGACATTTGTATTGCTCAGGATAAGGGAGATCAGGAAACAATTGATCTGGCTATGTCACATTATGAAAAGAGACCGCATACGGAAGATGGTAATATTGAACCTTGGAGAGAAAATCTTCATTATCCGGAGTCAGAGGATGATCTTATCCCGCTAGAAGATATACTAATGTTAGATCAGTGTATGCGTATTGAGTTAGAGAGTAGTACAGAAGATACTTCGGGATTTAAGTTCTTATATGGGGAGGATGAAGAATAATGAATGGACAATCAGTTAAAAAACATTCCAAAGAGGCGCATGAGGCTCCTATGAATAATCGTTCATCAAAAGAGCCTATTCGTTATGATTACAAAAAGATGTATATGGATCTTCTAGTTAAGCATAATGGTATGGTAACAGAGCACAATCAGCTGGTTGATAAGACACATGGCTTGATGAGTTTCATCATCCTGCAATGTGGTGTATTACATGCTGCGATTACAGGTCAACCTGATGGTGATCCTTTGGAACCTATTTCCAAGATCATTGTTGATGAGGGAAATACTGATTTAGTATTCATGCTTAACGGACTTATCACGTTTGTAAACAAGATTAAAGAAACTGGCGATGTTAAACTTGCTCAGGCTGAGTGGGAAAAATACATTGCACAATAAGGAGGAGTAATTATGGCAAGTATTTCAGGAGCACCCATCCAGGGTGGTACAGCACAGACACAACAAATGGTAGCAGCTGAAGTAAAGAAGGCAGAACAAATAGTGAATGGAACTATTCCTGTTCCCGTAGCTACACCAGAGACAATTGATCCTTCTTTATTAACCCCAAGACCGGACGCTAATCAGCCCTTTATTGCGAGAGACCTTGAATTTGCTACTGACTGGTTATCAATGTTAATTTATGGTGACTTCGGTGTAGGTAAAACTTATCTCGCAGGTTCCTCCGTATTTGTTGAGGACTATACTGATATACTCTATGTAGCTTTAGAGGGTGGTGAAAAAGGACTCAAGCAGCTCGTTAAAGATGGCCGTGCTCGTGGTATTGATGTCTTATCCAAGATATTAGTTATCCCAGTACAAACATTTAAGCAGTATGGTAATATCTACGAATTCTTAAAACTTCACGTTAAGTTCCGTGATTCTGGTGATGTGCTTAATCTTCGTAGACTTGAGGCTCAGATTAAGGGCTACGCACCAGAAGTGTGTAAAGATGATAATCTTTTAGCACAAGTTATTCCGCGCCCTAAAATGCTTCGGACAGTAATCACTGACTCTTTAACAGAGGCTCAGAAGTATTGTATGTATCAGCTTCTTGGTATTGATCCTTTGAAACAGCGTATCGATGCTGAACCTGATCAGGCTCAATATGCTGACTGGGGACGTTCACGAGAGATGATCCAGTTCTTGGTAAGAAGATTGCGTGATCTACCCATCAACAGTATTTTCATCTGTGGACAAGATACAGATCAAGATGCCGCTAAGAAATGGTTTTATACTCCATTACTTCCTGGTAAATTAGCTGGAGATGTTCGTGGCTTAGTTGACTGTGTAGGTTATCTCATTAATGCTCCACAGGACGGCGGCACATTGGCCAGAAAGCTTTATATGGTTGGCGGTTGGTATGGAAATGCTAACATTGCCGCTAAGCATAGATTCGGTAATAATTTGAAGGGACCTGCAATTGATAATCCCTCCATGCAAGCGATCTATGATTTGGACAATAAATAAATTGAAAAAGAAAAAAGCATCCTAACTCGTTAAAAATCTTAGATTTTTTAATATTATATTATTATAAGATAGAAAATCAAAAAGCTATTTTATTTCCTGGTAGTGGTTTGGCACAGATAAAAATGAGGAATGTAACAAAGTGTCTAAGAGACAGAATCATTCCACTACACAAATGGAGCTCCTTTTTAAATATGTTTTGGTTGATTGGATGTGCTAAGCACCAATAGCTGAGTGATGATCAGCTATTGTAAGCACGCAAGATGTATCTCAATTCCCCTCCCCTGAAAAGAGATATGTCTTACGTGCTTACAATTACTGATCATTTTAATGTAATATGCGTACGGGACACTCATTGGAACCCGTTCGATGGCGAGACGCTCCAGGTTCTCCTGAGTAACAATTGCTTGACGGAGATTTATGTTAGGACTGGTGCATTAAAAATCAGTAATAAATGCGGTAAAATATGCGGGTGGATGGTCAGAGTTAACCGCACTGATCGGTCGGGCGAAGGATGGTGTAGGAGGCTAATTTATGTCAAGTTTTAATTTAGGTCCAGAAGAAGAAACAAAGAACGTAGGCGTTGGTGCACAGAATGATACTGGCGCAATGGTATTTGATCTCGATTCCGTAAGTGATCAAGCTTCGTCTTTTGAAGTATTGCCAAAGGGTACTTACAATGCAGTAGTTGAAGAGTTCGAGTTTACGGAATCTCAGTCCAGTGGAGCACCGATGTGTAAAGCGGTTTATTCCATTACTGATGAAGAGTATGCTGAGCGTAAGATCTTTGATTACTATGTTTTAACCGGTGAAGGAGCTAAATTCTCCATGCCTAAGTTGAAGCAGTTACTTACAAGAGTTTGTCCTGAGACTCCTCTTAATGGTTTCAATCCTCAGCAGTTTGCAGATTCTGGTGTTATCATTAATCGTGGATGCCAGTTAGTTCTTGGTATTCAGACCCAGAAGAAGGGTGATTACAAGGGCGAGAAGAGAAACAATGTTAAGGAGATCTTGGCAGCTAACAACGTAGCTGGAAGCTTCTTAGGCTAATACAGGATGGGAGCGTGCTGTTATAGGCGCTCCCTTCTTTTTGTACGTTATCGGAGAGAAAACAGCAAAGGAGAACAAATATGTTCAATAAGTATCAGGATCAAGCGTGTGGTACCTTTAAGGTACATAAAGCATTAACTCCTCACCAGTCAGAATTACTCGATTGGAATAGTGGTCTCGGTGGAGAAGTAGGAGAAGTACAGGAAATTATTAAGCACCATGTCTATTCAGATGAACCTCTAGATAAAATGCATCTGGCTAAAGAATTAGGTGATGTTCTGTGGTATATTTCAGCAATGGCAAAATCTAATGATATTGCACTCGAAGATATAGCTTCCTTGAATTTAGCAAAATTAAGTCATCGCTATGATGGTGGCGGCTATGATAACGCTAAGAGCTTAAGTCGACATGAGAAGGAGGAATTATTTAAAAATTCTCCCATTTATCGTGTATTGGAAGCCCGCATTAATAAACACGGAGTTGACGCACCAGTAAATATTATCTTCTTGGGGCCTGATGGGTCCGGCAAGACAACCATTTCGAAAGAAGTAGCTAAGAGATTGGGATTCACTTACCAGAAATGTGATTATCGTCAGCCGCGTAAACCTGAATTAGCTTTATCCCTTCTCAAATCTCAGACTAACATGGTCTATGATCGTTTCTATTATCCGGATGACATGTTGTATTGTAAGGTCAAGGGCATCGAACAAGAAGCTTCTTATTGGGCACAATATGACGCTGTAGATGATATGTTATTGCAACTCAACACTATCATCGTGTATATTGATGCCTCTGATGAGGTATTAAAGCAACGTAGTAAGGTTTGGGCGGATGATTACGTAGCAACAACAGATTTACCTCATATCAAGGAGTTGTATGATAATTTCCTCACATTCGCTCAAGAGGAAGAAAAGCTGGCCGTATTACAATATGATACTTCAAACATAGAAGCAGAATCTATGGATTATCAGATTCTGATAGACATGATTATTGAAGATATCGATATAGAGCGGGCAAGATTTGGAGGTGTAAAGAATGCAGATAACTAAAGAAGTAACTTTTGATTGTGCTCATATGTTATCAGGGCATAAGGGTTTATGTGCTAATCTTCATGGACATACTTACAAGATGCAGGTAACTGTAGAAGGTAAATTAGTCGATGAAGGTTCTTCGGAGGGTATGTTAATTGATTTCTCTGACCTAAAGAAGGCGATTGAAGAGTGCGTTATGAAGAGATTTGATCACGCCGTTATATTCAGTACAGCGCATTATCGTAACGAGGCAGAAGAAGATCTGTTATGCTGGGCGGAGAAAAATAACATGCACCGCCTCATACTTAACGAGAGATCGACTGCTGAGAGTATGTCCGTACAGATCCGGGATGAGATTAAGAACTACTTGTACTATGAACTAAAGCTTTACAATATTTCGGAAGTGCACATCAAGCTGTGGGAGACACCTACATCTTTCGCGGAGGTATAACATGAGAATAGTAGAAGTATTTACGAGTATACAGGGTGAAGGTGGATTTATGGGAATGCCGGCCACCTTCATCAGGACTATGGGATGTAATTTAAAGTGTGATTTCTGTGATACTAAGAAATCATGGAAGCCGGGCGAAATGGTTGAGGGTGAAGATTTAACTCTCGATGAGATCGTAGCAAAAGTACCTGATAATATCACATTGGTGGTTATCACAGGAGGAGAGCCTACAATCCAGCCTCAACTTGGGAATTTGATTGATAAGCTGCATCTGGCTGATAAGCATGTAGCTGTCGAAACTAATGGTACGATGGAGGTAGACGGTGAAGTCGACTGGGTCACGTGTTCCCCTAAAGCTGATGCTAATTACATTATTAATTCTTTCTGTCGTCCTAATGAGCTTAAGTATGTTGTTACTCCGGATTTTGATCCTGCAGTAATAACTGAACCTATTCGGAAGTTATACGCGGGTAGGATTTGGCTACAGCCGGAAGGTAGCGACATACAGAATATGTGGAAACGCTGTTATGAAATAGCAATGGCAGACCCAAGATTACGTGTAGGCGTACAGCTACACAAGTTAATGGAGGTAGAATAATGTTATCTGAGAATCTTGATAAAGATTATTTACGTATGCAACGTATGGATGCTGTAACTATGTTACTTAAGACTATCCCGAACGAAGATGCTTTTCGTGAGGGTCTTCTTGAAACTCCTCATCGTGTAGCTAAAATGTATGATGAGATTTTCGGTGGTTATGAAATGGATCCTTCTGTAATCTTAAGCAAGTCATTCGACGCGGGCAAGATGCATGATGATGAATGCGACGAAGCTGATGTTTATGCTAATGGTATTGTCATTGTCAGAGACATCCCTTTTTACAGTCATTGCGAGCATCATATGGTACCCTTCTTCGGAAAGGCCCATATTGCTTACATAGCCAATGAA